CTATCGTTTCCGGCCTGAGCCCCGCACCTTTCCACCCGGTGCGGGGATAGAAGTTGCCTGCACGTTCTTTGCCATCAGCGGCGCTGCGTCTCTCGCGAGCTTCTCGCGGTTAGCCGAACGGGTGTAGAGCGAGGCCATCCCGCCACCGCTCCAGCCGAAGATCGCCTCCAGTTGGGCTACCGTCGCGCCGTTGTTGGCGGCCCTGGTGGCGCCGGCCTTCCTGAGCCCGTGGGCTGACTTGCGAACGCCACCGGCGCGGCAGGCTTCCGAGAACCAGTTCCCGAACGCCTCTTTGGTCATCGGAGCGCCCTTCTCCCCTACGATGTAGGCGAGGTCGCCGGTCGGCCCCTTTTCAAGGGCAATCGAGAGGTCGGGCAGAATCGGGATTGCTACCTCGATGCCCGTCTTCTCGGTTCGGAGACGAAGGATGCCGTCGCGAACGTGCTGCCGGCCTACGCGGACGGCATCGCCGCGCCGAAGCCCGGTGTAGAGCAGAAGGGCATAGGCGACCCGCTGGCGCGTCCCCAAGGCCCACTTACGCTCGAAAGCGTCCATGTCCTCGTCGGTCCAGACCGGGAAGCCCTTGGTCTTGGAGGCCGGTGGCTTCACGCCATCCGTGGGGTCGGCCTTAACTAGGTCCGCATCTACGGCCCATTGGAAGATGCCTCGCATGGTGTCGAGGAAGTGCCGGGCCTGAGCAGGGGTGGCGCGGCGTCTGTCCCGCCCAGCGACGACTTCCTTGCGGCCGATTTTCTCGATGGACTGATGGCCGGCGGTTTCGAGAACCGGGCGCAGGATGTTTTCCCGCTGCTTGCGGGTGGCGAGCGAAAGGCTCGTCCACGCTGAGCTGTCCCGGTAACGCTCGACAAGCCAGCGCAGCGAACCAGACGCCGCCTTGCTGTTGTCGGTAGATGCCTTGCCTTCCAGCGCAGCTTGATAGGCCGCCTTGAACTGTGGGCTATCGTATTCGCCACGGATGCGGATGCGCGGTCCATCGCCCTTGCGGACGTACCAGACGGGGTTTCCGTGGCGGTTGATCTCCCGCAGGAGATAAGGCGGGCGAGGCTTGGGCATGCTGTCGATCACAACACGACCTCCTCGACCGGCTCAACAGCGCCCGCAGTGGATTGCGGGGACGCTGGAGCCGCAAAGGGCACCCACAGCACGGTATTGCCCACTCGCACCTCGACGCCCGGCGCACCGGCCTGCCGCGCCGCGCGGATCACGCGGGCAACGTCAGCCTGTGTCAGGTTTGCCGGGGTGCGCGCCATCTCAGCCCTCATCCTGTAGAGCTGCGCGGCCTGCTTCATCCGGCCGGTCCATTAAATCATCGAAAGTGAAGACCTTTTTGAGGGGCCACCACTTCCACCCTTGAGGATGGGTCTGCGGGCTTTCAGGCGCTTGAACACGGGCCGCGCGAAGATCGGGCGGCGGTTGAGGACCCGGCGGAATGGCCGGATCGATCAAGGCCGTCCACCCATCGCACTTGATGCAGTGTTTCGGGTCGTCTTTCACATCCCAAAGCAGATAGGCCGGTGCGGTATCGATCTCGAACCGATCCATCTGGCAATCGCCGGCCTTCGTCTGGAATTCCAGCGGCGCGCCGCAGTGGGCGCATGGCGCGTAAATGCTGTCGAAGAGTCCCATCTACCCCTCCACCATGGCCTTAAGGGAGAGGATGGCGGCGCGGCCGGACTCTTCAACGCCCAGGTTGCCCATGATCCCTAAGCCGCACTGGGCGCCTACGTGCATGGCCACGCCCTCATCCTCCGCAGCCGCTTCAAGGAAGGCGCGGATGGCGAGCCTGGATCGCTCGGTGTAGCGCCCGCGGTCATGCCGGCTTAGCGCGTCGAACGTGCGCCCATCAAAAGCAGCATCGGAACGCGCAGCCGCCTCTATCGCTTTGCTCATGGCTTGGGCTCCTTGCGGGCGATGAGCATGGCGTCGGCATATCCGTGGGCAGCCCTGGCAACCCGTTTCGCAAAAGCTTCTGCGGTTTCGCCCCGTCCGGGGACTGCTTTCGGATCAGAAAGCAAGGCGGCCATTGCCTGCCCAGCGAACCAGTCCCGCAGAGACATGCCCGGAGAGCCCTGCATGATGCCGCAACCCGTCACGGGATCGCGCTCGTCAGGGATCGGGAGAGCCGGTCCGCCGTTGGTAATCTCGCTCACTTCGCGCTCCTGATAATCTTGCGGGCCTCGGTTTCGTCGCCTGTCATGGCGCTGACTTCTCGTATCGACCGGCGCGCCAGTTGAACTTCGTGCCCGCCGGCTTGTTCAGCTTCGACGGCTTCTTGATCCCCAGGTGGCGCTTGCGGATGCGGTCAATCTTGGCGCGCTCAGCAACGTCGGCTGCCGTCTTCTCGCGGTGCTTGTCGCGGAGGGCAGGGGCGAGGTTGGATTCACGGTTCTCGCCACCGTTCGTCAGCGCGACGACGTGATCGCAGTCCCATGCGTCCGAAGGCATGATCTTGCGTTTGCTAATGTGGCAGACACCCTTGTGGCGCTCGAACACCCGGAGCCTGACGCGCGGGGGGATCGCGCTGTCTGGCGATGCGCCAATCCATTCCTCGACCTCGCGCCCGATCATGCAGCCCTCGCGCGATCGAGCTCCCGGCGGTCGACGCCGATCAGCTCGGAAATGATATCGAGGACGGCTTCCTTGCTCGCCTGGAAGTCCTTCTTGCCCATAGCGCGTTCGGACTGGCTCTTGGCGGTGAAGCGGGTGACGGCGCAGCCCTCGACGGTGACAATCGAGAATTCGTCGATCGGCCGAAGGAACGCAGCGATATCCCGCGCGGAAGCTGCCGAGCGCGCAATCAGCGTCTGGCTGTCGCAGTAGCCGGCCTTGATGAGGGCGTACTTGCGGAGGTGTTCCGAGGTCGGCAGGCGCAGTGCCCAGGATTCCGGGAGATTGTTATGGGCCTCCGCGACCGAGGCGAAATAGTGCCGGTGGCTGGCGGCAGAACGGTCCTCGCGCGGAACGAGCGTGTACGTCTCGCCGATGACGAAGTGACGATCGGCCAGCCGGGAGTGTGCCGGTACCATGGCTTCGCCGTCCCATTGAAAGACGAGGGGCGGAATCGACGTCATGCCGCCTCCCTTCGTTCGAACTTGTCGGAGAGGGCGCGGACCTTCTCGTCCAGTTCTTTCAGGAACGTGGCGACTTCGGAAAGCATTTCGGCGGTCAGTGCCGGATCCCGGTCGACGCGCTTCATGAATACCTGCATCGACAACGGCAGGCGTGGATCGAAGCTGACGAAGTCGCACCAGTCGCGGCCGCAGCACTCCATTTGCCAGTGCATCTGCAGGATGTAGCGGCGGTCGATTGAGCCGGAGAGCAGCGTTTCGATGTGGGTGGCCGTGGACGGACACTTGATCTCCAGCATACCGCGTTCGCCGACCAGGCCGTCAGGAGACGCTCCGGTCATTGCGACGGACGGATGCGGGATGAAGCCGACCTGGACCACGTCGGAGCCCGACAGGAATTCGTAGGCGGCACGCGCCTCCGGCTCCTTGTCGTGGCCCCACTGCATGGCGGCGTTGGTGAATTTCTCGGCCGGCTCGCCAGTCAGGCGCTCGGCGATCAGTTCGGCCATGTAGTTGGCGCGCGAGGCGCCATAGCCCGTTTTCGTGCGGGCCATGAGGTCGCCCATGCGCGACGCGGTGACCTTGCCGCAGCGCTCTGCCAGCCATTCGGAGGTGCCTTGGGTGCTCATGCCTTCTTCCTCCGGCTTTCGATGCCCGCTACGGCATCGCGGAAATTTTTCGCTGGGATGTCAGCAATCGACTTCACCCCAGCCCATTTGAGGAATTGGGCCTTGAGCGCCTCGGCGTTGGAACCGCCGACATCGTCGATGATCGCCTGGAGTTCTGCGACCTGGTCCTCGGTGATCATCTTGGAGGCGGGCGCCGGCTCGTTGCCGTCCCGGTCCTCTTCGCCGACGGCGATGTTGAAGATGCCCTTCAGCAGGTAGCGCGCGCCGTAGGACGCCGCCGCCCCGGTGGCGTGCGTCTTGGTCATGACGTCGCCGCCCTTGGCGCCCTTGCCGTCCGCAGGCATGTCCTTGCGATAGGTACGGGTGTGCCCGGCCTCGTGGGAGACGTAGCAGACGACACGGATGTGGTCGGGCTTCGGGCAGTCCTGCTCGTCAAAGCTCAGGGAGAAGCCGTGGCGCGTGTAGATCGGGCGCAGTTCTCGATCGAGCTTGTCGTAGGTCGCGTATCGACTGCGCGTTTGCGGGTTGACGGCGTTCGCTCCGATGGGGCGCATCTCGGCCTGGGCTGATCGCATGGCCGCGGCGAACGCCCGCTCGGCCTCATCAGCGACCATTTCCTTCCGCATCCGGATCAGGCGTTCCATCTTGTCGAGATCGACGGCCGGATCGCGGGACGCTCGCTCGATCATGCTGATGATGGCGGCGGTTTCGGAGGGTGTAACTGCCGGCGCGGGCGAGACCACAGCGGTTGTCTCGACCGGGAGCGTGGACGAAGGTGCCGCGAGCGTGCTTACCTCGGTCGGCGAAAGTTCGATTGCGGACTGCATCGGTTGGACCCTCAGAAAGGAATGCCGTCGTCGTCGGCACGAAAAGTGATCACGTCGAATTCGCGCTTCGCGATTGCTGCGACAGCCTCCAGCACGACGAAGAACGAACCGGGGTTCTCACGCGCCAGGCGCTTGGCCTCGCGCTCGGCGTCCGCCTTTGACCAATGCTGCTTGGTCGGGCAGCCGCGGCCGATGCCGTAGACCATCCAGAATTTGTCGGGCGCTCTATCGCAGTTCATGCGGCGAGTTCCTTCTTGAGACGTTCCGTCACGGCCTTGCGGCGGGCGAGGGCGGTAGAGGTGAAGCGGCCGGCGTGGTCGCGAGCCTTGGGCGGGATTGCCGCGATCTCCGGGCAGGTCCGGTGGACCCGTCGGCGAGCGCGCCAGAGCTTCCATCCCGTGACCACACGAACCATGAGGCGGTGGAAGGTCATGTCCGCTCCGACTTGAGCCAGAGAAGGTACCGGGCGAGCGGCCACGCCTTCTCGGCGATAGCGGCATCGATGCGCTGGTCGAGGGTCATGCCGCCCTCCTGAGGATCGCGAGGGCCTGCCGGCGCTGCTCGACGAGGGACGTACTGTCCCGACGCGCCTTGCGGGCCATTTCCGCCGTGATCTCGGCGATCTGCTCGTCCGTGAAGAACGACAGTCCGCCGTGTTCTGCGATGACGCGGCCAAGCGCGCGGTCGAACTCGCGGAACTCGGCCGTGTCGTGGTCGTCGATGAACTTCTCCTGGCGGGCGCGAGTGCTCATGCCGCCCTCGCCAACCGGAGGACTTCGCTGTTGCCGGGCGGGTCGATGACGACGCACGAGCGCTCGAAGAACAGCGCGCCGACGTCTACACCGAGCCCCCAAGGGCCGTAGTAGGCCGTGATGTCCTCGGCACCCTCGCCGCGAGCCCATGCCCGCGCAGCGTCCTCGCCATGATCGTTGGCGATGCATCCGAAGCACTGGTCCGCGAAGGAGCGGGAGAAGACGAGGAACGCCGGCCGGCCCTCGCGCAGGGCGCGCACGGCCTTGAACTGGTGGCCGGTGTCGAAGGACCGATCACCGATCCGCTCGGCGATCTCCCGCGAGGCCCAATCCTCGCAGCGATACATCGACAGAAGCTCTGCATTGGTCGGGTCGGGACGAAGGGGAGGGGGAAGCATGGGCGCTCTCCGTTGATAGGAGGCACCATAGAATGGGAATAATCCCACTGTCAATAGGATAATGGGAAATTACCCACGATAAGCGTTTATACGTATCCGAATCACTTGGCGTCGGGACTCGACTCTCCGACCCGTTCCCGCAATATGTGAACGAAAGAAGAACATTGGGGCCACGCAGGAGGACTGAATGACCGATGCCGAGTTGATCGAAGTGCATGGCGTAGCAGCTCGGTTCCGGCTCCATCTCAGGTGCGACTTCTGCCTGATCGACAGCGAGCGTGTCATCGACGTGCCGGCGGTCGAGGATGCCCCCGAGGACATCGATAGCCTCATCGAGAGCGGCTTTCTGGGCCGCCAGAGGTTCCAGTGCAGCAAGTGCGAGAGCCCGATCGCAACCCTTGTCGGCGCAACGCAATTCCGTCGCCGAGACGCAGCGTAGGAGTGATGCAGATGACGAGCGTGGTGACATTCAGGCCGGTGCCGAAAATCGGCGGCGCCAAGCGCGTGATGGACCGGGGCAGAGCGGAGGCCATGGCTGTCCAAGTTCTCGGCTACATCGCCTCAGACGACGACACGCTGGCCGCGTTCATTCACGCCAGCGGCTTCGATCCCAAAGGGCTCCGCAAAATGCCGCAGCGCGATCTGCTGGTGGGCGTGGCGGACTTCCTGATGGGATCAGACGACCTGATCCAGGAATATGCCGGCCGGATGGACCTCGACCCGAACGAGATCGCCACGGCGGCCCGCATTCTGTCACCCGTGCAGCACTAGATCGGCAGGTCGTTCGTCACTCGGCGCACGATCGCGATCACTTCCACGGTGCGCCCGTCGTCGGCGTGCAGATCCTTCTTGACCACGATCGGCTTGTGCTTCGGATTGGACGATCGCGGGCAGAACTCGATCCGGTCCTCGTAGAGCTCGACCTGCTTGATAGATCGCTCCCGGACATGGCCGCCGGCCAATGTCTGCTCAACCACGACCACCATGCCGTCCCGCAGCAGGAGCCGGCCGCGCAGGTCGTCGTAATCGATGCAGATGGCTCGGTCGCCCTCAAGGATAGGCCGCGGCTTGAGCGCGTTCATGCTGTCGCCGGCCACGTCGAAGTAGGCTTGGCGAGCGTCTGGAAATCGCCGGTCGCGGGGCTCGAATAATTCCTCGAAGTCGCCCTCGTCCTCGAACTCATCAACCCGACGGAACGCGCCTGCCTCGACCACGCCTGCTCGCCGCACCGGGACCAACTGCTCTGTCCCAGCAATGACCTGACTGTAATCAGGATCACGACCGTCCAGCGCGGCTGCAAGTTGCGGGGCTGTCCAGCGAAGCGCCCTGGCCAAGCCCATCATGCTCTTCTGCCGAACCGATTCCTTGCGCCCTTCTACGATGTCGCGAATGAAGGTCCGCTCGATGCCGGCTTCGGTCGCGGCTTCGATCGGGCCTTGATTGATCTCCGCCAGGCGAGCGGACACGACTTCTCTGAGCGATGGCATGGCGATGGGGATAATCCCATTCCGGCCGCGTGACGGCGAATGGGTAAAATCCCCTTGCAAAGTGGGAAAAACCCCACTATCAGTTCCGTGCATGGAACAAGACCTGCGTTCTCACCTGCTTGCTTCCGCCGAGGCATTCATCGCCTCGAAGGATCGGATGTCCTTCACCACCGTCGGGCGGCTGGCCGCGGGCGACTGGCACTTCTTCATCCGCATCAGGGACGGTGCGTCGTTCACCGCCCGAAAGTACGACGAGGTCATGGCCTGGTTCTCCGGGAACTGGCCGAGTGACGCTGTCTGGCCGGCTGACGTGCCTCGCCCTCTCGCCCAACCGCAGGAGGCCGCATGACCTCCGCTCTCATTGCCATCGGCATGCTGATTGGCGTCGGCATTTTCGGCGCAGTCCTCGGCATCATCGTGGACGCCCTGTCGCCCCCTCGCGTGAGGGGAAAGCGATGATGCGGCTCCCGCCCGACTGCCCGCCTGTCAAGCCGCGTCCGTCGCGTGCTGGCGCGCCCTGGTGGGCATGGCCCATCGCCGTGCTGATCGCCGCTTTTGTCCCTTCGCTCATCGTCTGGGAGGTCATGCGATGAAACAATCCCGCGTTGCCAAGCTTCGCGAGGTCCGCCGGCTGCTCCGCGCGGGTTGGGCAGTCGCCGAAATCACCCGCACCGTCGGCATAGACGGCGGCCAGATCGCCAACCAACGCAAGTTGATGGCGCTGACCGACAGGGTTCGCTCCATGAGCGTCGCCGAAGCGGCCCGCGGTCTCAACAAGGGCCGCCACGGTCGCTTCAAGGGGCGGGCCGAAGTCTCCGGCGACCTCTGCGACATCTTCGCGGCCGGCGCGTCCCGGGGCGACCTGCGCTTCGCCTTCGCCGGCTCCGACTGACGGAATCTCAAACCCCCGCTCCACCGCGATACGCGCAACCAGTCTCGCGGCGAGCTCGGAAATGTGTGCAACGCGACCCAACGTACTCATAGGCCGAAGGAATTGCCCGATGGGCTTTCACGAGCAAACGAAACAGTTTCGGGATGCAGTCCCGCGGGAGAACTGGGCCAAGGTGAAGCTCGCCATCCGCGAGACTGTCGCCCATGCCGGCGGCGGGGAGGCGGTCGCCGCCCGGTTCAAGGAGCGGCAGGACAACTTCAACGGCGGCCGCATCTCCGAATGGTGCAATCCCGACATGGTCACGTCCATGCCGACGCTCTGGCAGATCGCCCAGATTGAAGCGTTCGCGGGCGTCGACTGGATCACCCAGGCCATGTGCGACCTGCACGGTGCCGACCTCGTCAAACGCGGCCGTGCCGACAACGACAGTGATGTCCTCGCTCGCATCGGCCTCGCGGCGAAGGAAAGCGGAGAGGCACTGGCTATCGCTGCTGCACTGCTCGCCAACCCTCAGTGCGCCCGGTTGGCGAAGCAGGCTCTCGGCGAATGTGACGACGCGATCCGGGCGAAGAAGACCCTGCGCGCCGCGCTTGAGGCGCTGATCGGGGAGGCGGCCTGATGTCTGAAACCAGCATTCCGTCCGACGAACTGCTCAAGTCGCTGACCGACCGCATCCTGCGTCTCCGTGAGGAGGAAGACGCGATCAAGGCCGACGTCCGCGACGTTTACGCGGAGGCGAAGTCGCACGGCTTCGACAAAACCGTGCTCGGCAAGGTCGTCGCACGGCTGCGCGCCGAAGAGAAGGACGGCGACAAGCTGGCCGAAACCGAAACCCTTCTCGATCTCTACCTGAGCGCCTACAAGGGCGCCTCGCGTACGCACACGCATGGGCATGCGCGTGAAGCATCCCAAAAGGCTCCAGCCCAGAAGGTGGACGCGGCGCCGGCTACGGTCATCGAGCCTGCGGTTCCTGTGGTCGAACCTGACGCTGCTGCCGAGGCCCGCATTAATCTCGACGTTCCCGGCCCTGCCGCGCCGGCTCCGTCCGAAGTCGCGCCGGTTGCCGAGGCGCTCGTCGTCATCGACGCGTCAGTTTCACCGGAGCCGATGACCGCTGCCTCTGTCGCCCGCTCGCTTCGCCCACTGTGCAGGAAGCCTGACAACTGCAGCGGCTACGGCCGGAACACCTGCCATCCCTGTCTGTCCGCGGCGCAGGTCGCCGAGGAGGCGGCATGATCCGGGACAAGCAGTTCGTTTCGCCGACATTTGTGATGAAGGCGGGCGTCACCCACGCCAACCACACTCGGCACTTCACCGGTGATCAGGCCCGGTGTCACTATTGCGGGCGGGCAACGTTCGATCATCGGACGCCGGAGGCCCACAGCGTCCCGAAGGCCACTCGAACGGTCGACCACAAGTGGCCGAGGGCTCACGGCGGCACGAACGCGACATGCGTCGTCGCGTGCACCTGCTGCAATGGCTTGAAGGGCGACACACCCTACGAGCTGTTCTGCGCATGGTTCCGTCTGCCGGGTGCCGATAGCTGGAACAACCGGGCGGAGATATCCTATCGGCGTTTCGTCTTCGATTGCGCCCGCGCCGGCCTTGAGGCTGCACGACAGCTTGCGCGCTGGACGAAGGAAGAGGCCGAAATCGGCGTTGAGCGCGAGCGACATCGCGAGGCCGTTGCAGCAGCCTACGAGCAGTTCCGCGGCTCTCGCATGAGGGCTGCCTCATGATGCGCCTCTCCCACGACACCCTCATCAACAAAGGCCAGCGGGTCCAGGTCGTCCGCAAGAAGGCGAGGGGCCTTTCCCTCGACCATGCCTTCCCGGTCGATGAGACGAAGATCCACTGCAGCATCGTCCAGTGGCTGGAAGCTGTCGTCCCGTGGGCGGAGGTCCATCACTCGCCGAACGGCGGCAAGCGCTCCGAGGTCGAGGCCGCCAAGTTCAAGCGCATGGGCACCCGTGCCGGCCGGCCGGACATCGAGATCGGACTTCCCGAGGGCCGGACCCTGTTCTTGGAAGTGAAGACCCAGGCCGGCGACCTCTCCAAGGACCAGAAGGACTGCATCGGCCGGCTCAAGAAGCTCGGCTTCCCCGTCGGCGTAGTGCGCTCGATCGACGAGGCGCGGTCGTTCCTGCGCACCCACGGCATCGAAACTCGTGAGGCCGCGTGATGCAGACCGCCGCCGAACTCCGCGCCCATTACGATGCCGTCCGCGCCCGCCTGTTGAGACCCTTGCCGAAGCCTCCGACCGCGATCCTCGCGCTCAAATCCAAGCGCCCGCCGATCATCTATCCCGAGCGCCTGCGCCGATACCCACAGCCTATCGGGCCCGTGAAACCGATCCGCAGGGCTATCAGCCTCCGCTCGATCGTTGATGCCGTGTCGCTCCAGACCGGAATCGATGTTCGCGAACTGACCGGCCAGCGCCGGCTTCAGCCTTTGGTCGATGCTCGACAGGTTGGCTTCTACGTCGCGCGCAAACTGACCGGAAAATCCTTCCCGCAGATCGGCCAGGCCTTCGGCGGACGGGACCCCACGACGGTTCTCCACGGCTTCTACAAGATCGAGCAGCTGCTTCCCACCAACACGGCGCTCCGGTCTCAGATCGAGGCGATCACCGAACTGGCGGAGGCGCGCCAGTGACCCGCCAGCAGCAAGCCTTGCTCACCTTCATCCGCGAACACGTCGGCAGGAGCGGCTTCGCGCCGTCTTACCGCGAGATGGCGGATGCGCTGGGGCTCCGGTCCAAGGCAGGGGTTCACCGCCTGGTGGTTGCTCTCGAAAAGCTCGGCCATATCCGGCGCCTGCCGAACCATGCACGCAGCGTGGAACTGATCGAGGTCGATCAGCCGGACAACGTCGTCCGCAACCTGATCCCGGTGGACCCCGTCACCTACCATCGTGCGGTCTCCAAGGCCGCTGAAGCTGGCATGACCCTGGCCGACTTCGCGGCAACGGCTCTCAACTCCATGGGAGTGCAGCGGTGAGCACGGCTATCGGCCTTCAGCATCAGTGCCTCGACACGCTCATCAAGAAGCGAGCGATCGAGAAGCTGCGCCGAGCCGGCGACCTGTCGCACGAGCAAGCCAAGCACATGAACGATTGGCTCGAAGACGCCCGGCGCTCGATCCAACTTTTCCGCGACCACGAAAACGCAGTCCGTGAATGCCTTCGCAAGGAGATGGGCAAATGATCGGGTCACCGAACCTGATGGGTGCATTGCCGTGCCTGCAAGAGAAGATCGATGCAACGATTCCCGGAATGGCGCATTTCGCCGAGCTCGACGGTCGCATCTGCGGCACGTGCATTTTCTGGGGCGGAAAGCGGCCACGGGAAGCTCAGCCTTCACGATGCGCGAAGGCTCGCCGCATGGGGTGCAAGGTTGCTGCCGGCCTGCCGCACGATACCCCCGCCTGCAAGCACCATGAGCCTCGTCCTCAGGCGGCGGCGAAGGCCCGCGGGCCGCGCCCGATGCGCCTCGACGGCGTCAGCGCGTCATGACCGCTGCGGTCGAAAAGAGAGCCCATATCTGGGAGCGCGACGGTCTGGACTGGTACGTCGAGCCGCCCGGCGCGACCGAGGCGCTCCTAAGAGCTGAGCGCTTCGTTGGCCCCTGTTTCGACCCGTGCTGCGGAGGGGGCAACATCGTCGAGGCGCTGCGTGCTGCTGGCTATGATGCCGCAGGGTCTGACGTGGTCCGCAGGACTTCGGCTGGTTGGTTCTACGGCGTCGCGGACTTCCTCGGCACGGACTATTCGGCGCACCGCGCTCGGCTCGCCAACATCGTAATGAACCCGCCGTTCTTCCGCGCAAAGGGAGCCGAATCATTCATCCGCAAGGCCCTTGAGGTCGCGACCGGCAAGGTCTGCGCCTTCGTCGACATCAAGTTCCTCGCCGGCACTGGCCGGGCCAATGGCCTGTTCGCCGAGCATCCTCCGCACCGGGTCTGGGTCATCACTCCCCGTCCGTCCTGTCCGCCGGGGGAGTTCCTGGCCGCAGGTAACGAGGCCGGCGGCGGCACTGCGGACTGGTGCTGGCTGGTCTGGGACAAGACGGCGCCGGCCGGCCGCGCCGAGTTCGGTTGGCTTCGGAAAGCCGGTGCTGTGACGGCAATTCGCGAGGATGCGATGCCCGTCGCCGAACCCTCGGAGGCAGCATGACCGCGCTCTCCAGCCTCACCGCCAACTACAGCGACGTGCGGCGCCGTCTTTATCGGCCCTCCCAAACCCAACCGCTTGCCGTGCTCGTCTATGAACCGCCTCGCATCGGGCTTGCCACGGGATGCCATCTTACCGGCGTCGACGGCATCCTAAGACCGGTCGGCTTCTCCATGGACGACGTGCGCAGCCGGCGCCGCGATCCCGCCCTGCTAAGCGCCCGCGCCCGTGTCTGCCATTACCTGAATGATCTTGGCTGGAGCGCGGCAAGGATCGGCCAGCTCATCGAGCGCGACCCGACGTCCGTCTTCTATCTGCTTCGCGTCCGTAGGCCCGACGGCACACAGCGCAGCGAGGCCCAGACATGACCGACTGGTTCCGCCTCTGGCATGGCGCTCCGACTGATCCGAAATGGCGCACAGTGGCCCGTAGAGCCTCCGTAAGGCCGGGCGACGTTTGGGCCGTCGTGACATGCCTCTATGACCGCGCATCGCAATCTCCCGACCGCGGCAACGTCACCGGCTATGACGCCGAGGTGATCGCCGACGCCTTGGGCTTCGAGACTGACGAAGTCGAGCGGATCATCGCGGCGCTCAACGACAAGGGCATCATCGATGGTGGCCGCATCGCCGCATGGGAGAAGTACCAGCCGAAGCGCGAGGACGGTTCCGCCGAACGCGCAAAAGCGCACCGCGAACGCAACCGAACGCAGGCGAACGCAACCGAACCGGATCGACCGCTAGAGACAGATACAGAGGTAGAGGGAGATTCAGAGAAGAAAGATGGATCAATCATCCATCTGAACTCCAGCGCTCCACCCCGCCAGCGCACGGCAACGAAGCCGTTTCCCTCTGACGGCTCGATCTGCTTCGGCCACTGGGCAACCGTCGCCCGACAGGCCCGCAGCGGCATCGACCCAGACGCGCTCGCCGATCCGTTTCGCCAGTTCTGCCGCAACCACGATCCACCCATCCCGCTCGATCATGAGCTGATCGAGAAGCGGTTCATCGGCTTCGCTAAGTCGCACCGGTTCAGCCGCAGAGCCTAACCCCAGCGTATCGCGTCAGATCGAAGAACAAGCAGGAGGCCTCAGTGGGCAAGCGTGGACCGAAGCCGAAGAATGCAGCGGTGATACTGGACAAGGGGCTCTCTCCGGCCCTCGTGCGGCGGACTGTGGACGAAGCCGTCCGCGGCGCACGGGACCCAAATCTCGCAACCCCGATCGGCGTGATGCACCTCAATGGCTATATCGACGCCGAGCACCTCGCCGCGGCCGTCTGGATGCACACGCTGAGGTGCGTCCTAGACGCTGCACAGAGCTTGCCGCCACGCTCGACCCCGGCGATCGACTACAACCGGGCTCGCGGCATGGCGCTGATCGACACGGCCGACCCTGCCGAGGCCCGTCGTCGCCGCCAGAACCTGGAGCGCGCGTGGTCCTCTCTGGAGGAGGACATCGGCGTCGGAACCCGCGCGCTCGAAATGCTCAAGCACGTCGTCATCGAGGAGAAGGCGCCTATCGGATGGGAGGCGAGGCTGATCCTGAACTCCGCGCTAGGGGCACTGGTCGAGCACCGGAAGAAGGCCCAGATGCGTCTGGTCGTCGGGGGCAAGAAAGCCGCATGAGGTCGCAGAAATGGGCCCATTGACAAATCAGGCGAATATGCGGAAATAGCCGAAATCCTGTTCAGTCGATAATTGCGCCCGGCACCCGCTGGGCGTTTTTGCGTTGAGCTCCAACTCCGTCGGAGGCCGCGCCCATGCTGCCGGCACTCGATCGTGGGCCCGTTCCACCCGTCATCTATGGCCAGTGGCAGACAATCGATTCAGCGCAGCGTGTCACATATGAAACGGTGGCGCTTCTGCGAATGCGCAACGGCCGGGTCTATCGAGCGGCGTGGCACTATCGCGGTCGGGGATGCGCTTGGTGGCCCGACGAGGGGCAACAGCGGCAGCGTGCCATTGGACTTTACGAACCAACCCACTGGAAGCCGCTGGCCATAGGCATCGGGCAGGCTAGGCGGGGTAACATCTCGCGGCCTCGGTGAGGGAACATGAGCGTCATCCGCCTTGGCTCACACCGTCGTCCGGTTCCTCCTGAGGACATCCGAACCGAAGGGCCGACCTTCATCCCCTCAACCGAACTGGCTGACTGGGCCAACGCGGTCTTCATCGAAGAGGACGCGACACTCTGCAATGAGGACCACGCGCACCTTCGCCTCGCTGACATCGGCTTCCTCTGGACCAATGTCGAGAACGCCCGCCAAGGCCGCCGCATCGTAGGGCAGGCTGAAGGCGCCGAACCCCAGGGAGCGATGGGCAAGTGGGCCAAGGCCCGCATCATCGCCCAGGTCTATGGATGGTTCGGCCGGATGCCGGACTTCATCATTACAATCGACGCCCTCCATGCGCTGGAATGCAGGGACGCCGACTTCTGCGCTTTGATTGAGCACGAGCTTTACCACTGCGCCCAGCAGCGGGACGAGTTCGGCCTACCGAAGTTCAAGAAGTCCGGGCAGCCTGTCTGGGCCATCCGCGGCCACGATGTCGAGGAGTTCGTCGGCGTAGTCCGGCGCTATGGCGCTTCAGCCGCCGGCATTACCGCAATCGTCGAGGCTGCAAACCGCGCGCCTGAGATTGCCGCGGCCCGCGTCGCTCGTGTCTGCGGGACATGCCAGAGCGCGGCTTAGCGCATCGGCCCTGACTGGAGCCTGACACCACAATGGCAAAAGGCAAGCTCTCCGAGGGCGTGAAGACGTACATCGTTCAGGCACTGGCTTGTTTCGATACGCCGTCGGTCGTCGTCGAGGCGGTCAGGAAGGAGTTCGGCGACACGATCGCTCGTCAGTCCGTCGAGGGTTACGATCCCACGAAGAAGGCAGGCGCGGTGCTGGCCCCGAGATGGCGCGCCCTTTTCGACGAGACCCGGAAAGCCTTCCTCGAAGATACCGCCGCCATTGCCATCTCTCATCGCGCCGTCAGGCTCCGGGCTTTGCAGCGCATGGCAGAGAAGGCCGAGAGCGTCGGCAACATGGCTCTGGCTGCACAGCTTCACGAGCAGGCCGCGAAGGAATGCGGCGATGCCTATTCCAACCGGCACAAGCACGAGCACACCGGGCGAGACGGTAAAGACCTTCCAGCCCCCGCGGCGCCGGTGACCATCTTCCAGTTGCCCGACAATGGGAGAGCCTAAGGCGGGGCAGGTTGCCCCCACGATCATCCGGCCACAGCCGGGACCGCAGACACAGTTCCTCGGAACGTCTGCCGATATCGCGATCTACGGCGGCAGCGCGGGGGGCGGGAAGACGTGGGCTCTGCTCATGGAGCCGCTTCGGCACGTCGCGAACCCGCAGTTCGGCGCGGTATTCTTCCGACGCAACCTGACGCAGGTCCGGAACGAAGGTGGCCTCTGGGACGAGAGCGAGAAGCTCTATCCCAACCTCCATGCCCAGCCGCGTAGCGCGCCGGACATGGCGTGGACGTTCCCCGGGGGCGCATCGGTCGGCTTCGCCCATTTGGAGCACGAGAAGACCGTCCTCAACTGGCAGGGCGCGCAGATCCCGCTCATCTGCTTCGACGAGCTCACGCATTTCACGGCCAAGCAGTTCTGGTATCTGCTCAGCCGCAACCGCTCGATGTGCGGCGTCCGCCCCTACGTTCGAGCGACCTGCAACCCTGATGCCGATAGCTGGGTCGCCGAGTTCATCGGATGGTGGATCAATCAGGAAACGGGCCTTCCGATACCAGAGCGTGCCGGCGTCCTGCGCTGGTTCGTCCGCATCGGCGACAAGATCATCTGGGGCGACACACCCAAGGAGTTGAGCCAGTTCACCGCGCCGGACGAGAACGGCGAAGACAAGCCGATCCCGCCGAAGTCGGTGACCTTCATCCCGGCCAAGCTCAGCGACAACAAGGCGCTGATGGCGGCCGACCCCGGCTATCTCGCCAACCTCATGGCGCTGCCGACTGTCGAGCGGGAACGCCTACTCGGTGGCAACTGGAAGATCAGACCGGCGGCTGGGCTGCTCTTTCAGCGCGGCTGGTGTCAGGTCGTTGATGCGGTACCTGCGAACATCATTCGTTGGATGCGCGGCTGGGACCTTGGCGCCACCCCGAAGACTGAAGGCAACGATCCCGACGCTACAGCGGGCACGAAGATCGGGAAGTTGGACGACGGGCGCTTCATCGTCGCTCATCACTGCACGGGGCACCTGACGCCATCGGGCGTCGAGGCGCTGATCAAGAACGCCGCATCTGCGGATGGCAGGCTGACCGACATCTCGCTACCCCAAGACCCAGGGCAGGCCGGCAAATCGCAGGTCGCGAGCCTGACGAAGATGCTTGCCGGCTTCAATGTGCGCGCATCGCCAGAGAGCGGCGACAAGATCACGCGGTTTAGCCCGTTTTCGGCGCAGGCAGAGGCCGGAAACGTGCTGGTCCTTCGCGGGCCATGGAATGACGGGTGGTTCACGGCCCTTGAGGGCTTTCCTGAGGCAACCCACGACGACGACGCCGACAGCACGAGCCGCGCCTTCAACGCTCTGTTGAATGAGCCGGCGCGGGCCGCCGTCTTCCTGACATCGAGGAATCGCTGATGGGCTCCCTGCGACTGGTCGTGAACAACGCGCAGCGAAGCCTCGCGGCGCTGTTCCCCGGCTTCTTCCATGGGGCCAAGCACAATCACTATGCCGACTTCGGCTACCCCGAGACGCTGACCTTCAAGCAGTTCTTCGACATGTACGCCCGCAACGGCCTTGCGCGGGCGGGCGTTGAGCGGACCATTCTCACGACGTGGCAGGACGCCCCCTGGCTTCTGGAAAAGGAGCGGGACGGCAGTCAGGGCGCAGTGAAGGACGAGACCAAGCTTGAAAAGGAGGTCCGTCTTCGTTTCACGACCCTGCGGCTCTGGCAGCATTTGGCGGAGGCCGACCGTCGGTCCCTTGTCGGTGGCTATGCCGGCGTCATCCTGCGGCTCGCTGACAACAAGTCCTTCGACCAGCCAGTGGAGCGCGTCCCCGGTGGCCTGGATGGATTGGTCGAGACCATCCCGGCATGGGAAGGCCAGCTCACGGTTTCATCGTGGGAGGACGATCAGAAATCCGAGCGCTACGGACAGCCCAAGCTGTTCGGTTTCAATGAGGCGGCGGTCGATGCCGGCCGCTCGCAGCCGCGGTCCTTCAACATCCACCCTGACCGGGTGGTGGTCTGGTCCAAGGACGGCACGGTCCACGCTCGCTCGCTTCTTGAGCCGGGCTTCAACGACCTGATGACGCTGGAGAAGATCAGCGGTGCCGGTGGCGAGGGGTTCTGGAAGAACGCCAAGTCGGCCCCGGTTCTGGAGGTCGATGCCGAGGCGAACATCGGGGCCATGGCTGAGGCGATGGGCGTGAAGCCCGAAGAGATCGCCGACAAGATGGCCGCTCAGGTCGAGGGCTGGAACAAGGGCTTCGACAAGCTCCTGATGATGCAGGGCATCCAAGCAAAGACCCTGGGGATCACCCTGCCGAGCCCGGAGCACTTCTTCGCCATCGCGATGCAATCCTACGCGGCTTCGATCCCGATCCCGCTGAAGATCCTCGTCGGCTCTCAGAGCGGAGAGCGCGCCAGCACAGAAGATGCCTCGGAATGGGCCCGGACGATCATGTCCCGGCGCACCAACCAGATCGTGCCGAACACGATGGAAATGGTCGAGCGCCTCGTGCGCTTCGGCATCCTTCCCGAGAAGGACTGGCATCTGGACTGGTCGGATCTGACCGAAGCCTCGATGGCCGACAAGATCGACCGGGCCAACAAGATGGCCGACGTGAACCAGAAGATGAAGGACACCGGAGAATTCATCTTCACGCCGGAGGAAATCCGCGCCGCAGTCGATCTGGAGCCGCTCTCCGACGCTGAAAAGCTCAGGGACGAGCCGGAAGACGCCGATCCCATCGGCGCCATGCCCGGCGAGCCCGAACCGAAGGCCTGACGGCCTCCCCACAATCTGACCTTGGAGGCGGCTGTGAAGCAGGTCCGCGTCAACATCCGCTCGCTCGCCAACACGAAGGCGGTACGGAAGGAAAAGCGCAACGGCCGGGACGTCGTCATCGTCCCCAGCGCCACGCTCCCCGACGGCATCGTGATGAACGACATCATGTACCCGAAGGACGAGATCGCGAAGTCGTTCGCGTCTCTGAACCGCACGCCGGCACCTTTCGGTCATCCGACCATCAACGGCAAGTTCGTCTCGGCCCGCGATCCCGAGGGCATCAACATCGGCTGGATCGGAGCGTGGAACGAGAACGTCCGGCAGGAGAATGGTCGGGTCTTCCTCGACAAGGTGATCGACGTCGAGCGCGCCAACCAGACCGAAGGCGGCAAGCGGGTGCTTGAAGCCATCGAAAAGGGCGAGCCTGTCCACACCTCGACCGGCCTCCTCTGCATGCTGGAGGCCGCCAACGGGGACGTCGAATACAAGCACATCGCTCGCGACATCGCGTTCGACCACGACGCCATCCTCCTCGACGAGGAGGGCGCTGCCACCCCCGATCAGGGCGTCGGCATGCTGGTCAACGCCAACGGCGAGCACGAAGAAATCGAGGTCATCAACTCGGCCATGGATATGGCGGAGAACGACCTGGATTGGGCGGTGGATTCACTGTCCCGCGCTCTCGAACGCCGGCAGCGCGCCGGCTTTCTGGAGCGAATGAAGACCGCAATCATCGAAGCCTTCGGCTCCGAGCGGGCACCCTCTACCAACCACCAGGAGAACGACATGTCTGGTCCTACCAAGGAACAGTTCGATGCGCTTTCCGCAGAGGTCAAGACCCTCTCGGACGGCATGAAGGACATCGGCAAGACGATCGGTGACGCCATCACGAACGCGGTCAAGCCGCTGGTCGATGCCCAGGCCACCGCGGCCGCCAACCAGAAGGCCAAGGACGACGCCGAGCTTGACGAGCTTCGGACCAAGATCGTCAAGGCCAACCTGATGGACGAGGCCGCCGCGAAGGAGCTCACGCTGAACGCCGCCCGCGCCCTCGCCAAACAGGCCGAGCCCGGTAAGGCCGCGTCGCTCAACGGCGCATTCAAGCCGGGTGGCGACAAGCCCTCCTTCAAGCTCCCCAAGGCGGAGGCCTAATCAATGGCGCGCTACAACAAGATCTATCTCGGCCCGGTCGAGAAGACGAAGCCGCAGGTCCGCGAGCTGATCGCGAACGCTGCGCTGAAGCCCGGCCGTCTCGCGGTCATCTCGTCCGGCAAGTTCGTTCTGGCCGGCGCCACGACGATCGGCAAGCTCTGGCTGATCCAGGATAACTATCTCGCCCAAAAGGGCGTGGACGACGATTGGGCGGCGGACTCGCTGGCCATCGGCATCGAGATGCAGGACGACTGCCTTTACGCGGCTCGCGTCGCCAACGGCGTCAACGTCTCGGCCATCGGCACCGCGCTCACGCCCGGCGCCAACGGCACTCTGGCCATCGCCAGCACGTCGGACCTCGTCGTGGCGTATTCCGAGGAGGTCTACAACAACAATTCCGGCAGTGAGCAGCTCGTCCGTGTCCGCCCCGCGGGCTCGCAGAGCTACCTGTCGGCCGCCTCCTGAGGAGACAGCGACAATGCGCTACTTCGACGACACCCTTGTCGCCAGCTCTCGGCCGCACGCGGCTTGGTGGGGCGATCTTTCCGTTGCCCGCGAGCATTTCCACCGCGTCGAGGAGGGGCACGCCTCTCTGGCGGGCGAACTTCTGGGCAATGCCGCGGCCATCCTGCCGCGCGACGCATGGCTCGATCTCGACGGCATCACCCGCCGCGTGATGCGCAACGACGAAGGTCAGGTCTACATGGCCGACCTGATGCCGCTGGCGAAGGCGGTCAACATCGGCAAGCTGGTCCACATGACCCGCGTGTCCGGTGATGCCGGCATGGTCGTTCGCTCGATGAGCGGTCAGGTCGCCGTGCCGCTGGACAAGGTGGCCTACGACTATCGCGGCGTTCCTGTGCCGATCTTCGCCACGGCCTATGGCCGGGAATGGCGCGAATGGAACACCCTGCAGTCCGAGAACTTCGACGCTCTCGCCGACGACCAGGAAGCCCACACCGCCAAGATTCGCCGGAACATGGCGCAGTACGTCCTCGACGGCGACGCTTCGATCGTCTTCCAGGGCTATGCCGCAGCCGGCATCCGCACCTCCTCGCTGTCCAAGGTGATCAACCTCGGCTCGGCGGGCGGCGGCGCCAACATCGACCTGACCGCGGCGAACACCACGTCGGACGCCATCGACGCGTTCTTCACCCAGACGCTGGGCGCGATGCTAGACAACAACCTGATCACGGGCAAGGTGAACATCTACGTCTCGCCCGAGATCGGCCGGAACCTCGACCGCTCCTATTCGGGCTCGGCTGGGTTCAAGGGCGGCACGCTGATGAGCTACCTGCTCACCAACCGCCGCATCGGCAAGATCGCCGTCACCTACGAGCTGTCGGGCAACCAGTTCTTCGGCTTCGTGCCGAGCAGCGACTTCATCCGCCCGCTCGTCGGCATGGCTGTGAACACCACGGCGATGACCCGCCTCAACCCAACCGACAACTACCAGTTCCTCGTCATGGGCGCGCTGGGGCTGGAAATCCGGGCGGACATCAACGGCAAGGCCGGCGTGTTCTACACGACCGACGTCGACTGACCTCGCGGCCTCGCCTTCGGGCGGGGCCTCATCCCTTCCTGATGAGGAGCGCGCTATGCGCATCAAGATCACGAAGCCCGGCATCTACAATGCCAAGGGCGAAGAGATCGCGGTCGGTACCGAACTGACCGTGAAGAGCGAACCGGCTGGCTGGGCGGGTCGCTACGAGGTCATTTCGGGCAGCGATGGCGACAAGACCGCCGTCACCAATCCGAAGCCCTCCGCCGTCAAGGCCATCCACCACGGCGGCGGCAAGTTCAACGTCGTCGATGGCGACGAGGTTCTGCTGCCCGGCCTCTCCAAGGCTGACGCGGACTCGTTCAACGACATGTCGGACGAGGACAAGGCCGCCTACGTCGCCGCCGAGAAGGCGAAGGCCTGACCGATGGCCGGCTACGGTGCAGACGATGGGTTCACGGCCTGGCTCGCCGGGGAGGGGCTCACTCTCCCCGGCGATGCCCCGGCCGTAGCAGTCCTTCGCCAGCGCGGTAGCCGGTACATCGACGCCACCTACGGCAGCCGGTTCTCCGGCTCGCCGACGGGTGGCATAGACCAGGAACGGGCATGGCCTCGGTCTGGAGCCTGCGCATACGGGGTCTCGATTGCGGACGACGTGATCCCAGATGCCGTTGTCGAGGCCAGCTATTTCGCGGCCTTCCAGGAGGCCAAGTCTCCCGGAAGTCTCTCCGCGGCAGTCGCCGGCTCTAAGCAGGTGAAGCGGCAGAAGGTCGAGGGCATCGAGCGCGAGTTCTTCGAAAGCGGCTCCGGCGACGCGGTCGACGATGCCCGTCTGAAACTGACGGATGTCGAAGGTCTCCTCGCGCCATTCCTGACGGCCGATGCTGCCGGCGCCCCCTGGCTGATGGTCGTCTGATGACGTTCTACGAGGAGATGCAGGGCGTCGCGAGCGACCTGCTCGGCGAGTTCCGGCAGGGCGTGGTGATCCTCACCAAGACCGTCACGGCTCCGGGCCCGAATGACTGGACGCCGGGCACCGAGACCTCGACCGACTATCCGCTGGATGCCGTCGTTCGCGCGGTCGAGGACAAGTACGTCGACGGCACGACGGTCCTCACGACCGATCGGCAGGTCACCTGCTCCGTTCTCGCTGTCGAGATTGAGCCCGGCGACCGGCTGGCGATCGACGGCAAGGCAGTGACACTGGTCAAGGTCATGCGCATCCCGGCCGCTGGGATGGCGGTCGCGTGGAAGATGATCGTCAGGGGCTGATCAGTCCGGCGGGGTTCGGATCGCGGAGAGCGGCGATGCCGTCTCGATCACCTCTTCGCCACCCTTCTTCGCGTTCCGCAGATCAACCTCATGGTCTGCGGCTTCCTGCTCCATCGACTTCACTGGGGCCGGCTTGTCGCGGGGCGGCGGCTCCTCGATCTCGCGCTTGTCGGCAGGGTCTCGGCGATCATCGCCAGGCGCTTCCAGCGGCTTGTGGTCGGGGTTCGTGTCGGGTTCCGGCGGTCGGTCGGTGCCGGGATCTTTTCTTTCGGGGTGGCCCATCGATGTCTCCTTCGCTGCGTGAAGTGAACGAGGGGCGAGGGGGCATGTTCCTTTGCTGAACCGCTGGGACCAGTTCATCCAGTCGTGGGAGCCGGCGCTTCAGAAGGCCTTCCTCGACGGGGTCTACCGGATCAGGGATGGAGCACAGATCGCGCTGATTGCAGAGCGGATGGAGCGGGGTGATGTCGAGGGCGCCATTCGTGCGGTAGGCCTCGACCCGACCAAGTTCCGCGAGCTCGATGCGAAGCTGGCAGAGGCCTTCGCCGCTGGCGGCCGCTACACCGAGGGCAGGATTCCCGCGACCCGCGATCCCAGCGGTTTCCGCTTGGACATTCTCTTCGACATCCGCAACCCGCGGGCGGAAAGCTGGCTGCGGGATCACTCTTCGACGCTGATCCGGCAGATAACCGACGACCAGCGCAACATGGTCCGACAGGTTCTGACGCAGGGAATGGTGGAGGGCCGGAACCCTCGCATGGTCGCGCTGGAACTCGCCGGCCGGCTCAACCGAGCCTCGGGACGCAGGGAAGGCGGGCTCATCGGCCTCACGGCCACCCAGCAGGACTGGGCGAGGAACTACGCTCGGGAACTCGCGACGGGCGATCCCAAGGCGCTGGAGCGCGCCCTTCGCGACAAGCGCTTCGACGCCACGATCCGGCGAGCCATCCGCGAGGGTAGGGGGCTCACGAAGGAAGAGGCGCTCCCGGTCTTCCGATCCTACCTGAACCGGGCCCTACGCCTTCGGGCAGAGACGATCGCACGCACCGAGGCCATGGCAGCGCTCCACAAATCGTCTCAAGAGGCGATGCAGCAGGCCATCGACGCCGGACAGGTCGATGAGGCCGCGGTGACGAAGGTCTGGCACAGCGCGCGCGACAGGCGCGTCAGGGACACGCACCGGGCCATGAACGGCCAGTCGGTCGGGTTCCGGGCGGAGTTCGTGTCGCCTTCCGGCGCTCGGCTTAGGTTCCCAGGCGATCCGTCGGCGCCAGCCGAAGAGATCATCAACTGCCGCTGCTGGGCGGACTACTCGGTGGATTTCCTGCGGGACGTGGACTGATGGCCGTCTCGAACCTCTCCTTCAGCGCTCAGGTCGAGGCGCTGGTGAAGAAGACCGAGCGAAACATGGAGGCGGTGTTTCGGGAGGCCTCCCGGCGCGTGATCACCGAGGCACAGACCAATGTTCCGGTCGATACCGGGTTCCTGCGCTCATCGCTGCAGGTCGGCGTCAATGTCCCGGTGCCGCCGGCCAGTCGGCCACAGACCACGCCAGGGGCGGTACCAAGCATCTCGGCGGTGATTGCCGGCGCCAGCCTCGGCGACACGATCACCGCCGGGTACACGGCGAATTATGCCCTCTATGTCGAGTATGGCGCCCGCGGTAGGCCTCCGGTCCGCTTTGTCGGCCGGGCCGTCTCGCAATGGCAGTCAATCGTCAACCGGGTGGTGGCCGAGGTGAATGCTCGGGGCCGGTAAGGCCCTCGATCCGGCTGGCGTTGTCTTCCATCGCCTTCACCAATCCGAACTGCAGCAGGGTCAGCATCTGACGGCCGGCCTCTAGGGCGGTGTTCCCGCGCGTCGTCTCACCGATATCGGTCCCAAGCGCTTCCACGGCGGCACAGAGCCGCTCGTGAACTTCCTCGTCCGTCAACTCGATCACCATGCCGGAAGCCTATCAGCGACCGGCATAGGGACCAACCGAAGAAGGTTCGGCTCATGGCAACAGCGGTCGAGACCAAGATCGCCGAGGCCCTGTTCGCGCACCTCAAGGCGCTGGTGTTCTCGCCGGTCCTCCGGATCGCCTTCCCGAATATGGAGTTCGAGCCCCCAGCGGACGGTAAGTGGCTCCGGGCGACATTCCATCCTGTCACCGGCGGAGACCGGCTGATCGGGTCCGATGATCCCTCGCGCATCGGCGGCTTCATGCAGGTGTCGGTGTTCTGGCCGTTGAACCGTGGCGAGGGGGAGCCGCGAGATGTCGCGGGCCAGATCGCCAGCCATTTCGCAGTCGACCTGCGGCTCGAACCTTCCGACGCGTCGGTGCGGATCATACGCCGACCCGACGTCGGCCCCATGCTCGTCGAGAACATCGGCGTGCAAATCCCGGTCTCGATCTATTTCGAGGCCTTCGCCTAAGGCCCGCCTGGGCTCCCTCACAACCAAATAGGAGGTCGCGATGGCGACGCTGTACCCTGTTGCGGGCTGCAAGATCTATATCGGCGCCGCGATCGAACTGCCGGATGGTGACGCGGTCGAAGCGGATTTCGCATCTGTTTCGTGGACCCGAATTCGCAAGTGGCAGCAGATGGGCGACTTCGGCGACACCGCCGCCCTCATCACGTCCCAGATCATCGACGAGCAGCGGGATATCAAGCAGAAGGGGTCGAGAAACGCCGGCCAGATGCAGAACGTGTTCGCTGCCGCTGCTGAGGACGAAGGCCAACTCGCACTCATCGCCGCCGAGAAGACGCACCACAACTACCCGTTCAAGATCGAGCTGAACGACATCCCGGCTCCGCGCGCGTTCGCAGCGACGATCTCGCAGGCATCCCCCGGGGTCGTGACGAAGGTCGATCATGGCCTTGCGGTCAACGACGCTGTGGTCTTCTCGACGACCGGCGCGCTCCCGACCGGCCTGACCGCCGGCGTGACCTACTATGTCCGGACGGTTCTGGACGATGACACGTTCACCGTCTCTGCGACGAAGGGCGGCTCGGCCATCAACACGTCGTCGGCCGGGTCCGGCACGCACACCGTCACCACCTCGCCCACGGCATCCCAGCGGATGTTCATGGGCCTCGTGATGACTGCTCAGGAAACGGGCGGCGCGGCCAACACCACCCGCAATCTCAACGCCACCGTCGAGATCAACAGCAACATCGTCCGCGTCGAGCCGACCGGCGCCTGATGCCGCGAACCACTGAAGGGGGAACGCCCGTGAACACTCCGAAGGCCTTTGACCTGGCCGATTTCGACTCCTTGATCTCTTCGCAGGAGGAGGGCTTGGACGTCGAAATCGTCCATCCGAAGACGCGCGAGCCGCTCGGCATTTCCATTCGAATTGCCGGGCCGGACAGCAAGCGCCAGCAGGACGCGGTGAATCGTCAGATCGATGCGCGCCTGCGAACCCAGAGCGCGGAGCCTCTCACAGCCGAGGAGACGCGGGAGAACAATCTGCGACTCCTGGCGTCAAGCGTAATCACATGGAGCGGTGTCGTGCTCGATGGCAAGCCGCTGGACAGCACGATCGACAACGCCGTCCTCGTGTTCCGCCGCTTCCCCTTCATCAAGGAGCAGGTCGACGCGAAGGCGGGTAACCGTGCGGCTTTTTTGACGGCCTGATCGTCGCGCTCAAGGGCGCGGTTCGGACGGATCAGGCAGGCTCCAATCCTTATCGGGGCCTGCCAGCGGCCGCCGAGCACGTATGGCTCTGGTTCCGAGAATTGGAGTCGGCCCGGAGCGGGAACGGCTACGGGCCGAACCCCATCAGCTATTCCGAGATTGCTGCTTGGTCGAATCTCACCGGCCGCGCGCCTCGGCCGTGGGAGGTGTCGGCGCTCCGCGCCATGGACGACACGCGCATAGCGCTGTTCAGCGCGAAACAGGGCGCCGCCGATGATGACGCCCCCCCGACTTCCCAGCGCGAACTGACGCCCGCACTCTTCGACGCGCTGTTCGGGTGAAATGGCGAAAACAAGCCATTTCGAGAACAATGTTGCATGTATGTTCTCTGTATGTTCTTATGCCTGCATGTTTCCAGTTGACGCGGAAACCGAATCTCCTTGGATGAGTTTTGTGGGGGAGGACACGCTATGGGAGTGCACGCATTGGCGCGCAGCGCTGCCTCCTCGTACCGCCGCCGATATGCCGCGCCGGACCTCGTCCAACACACCACTCTTACCCGCGTTCTAGACTTCCTTGGCAAGCCGCCACTGGAAGGTGTCCAGACATCGCTCCTCGATAGCAACCAGAGCAAGTCGGACACGCACATTTTCTATGCCGGGGCCTTAGACCTGCTGAAGCGTCCATCGGTGGCCATCGTGGGTTCTCGCGAGGTTTCTGAAGACGGCGCCGCTCGCTCACGGCATCTGTCAAAGAGGCTCGCAGAGAACGGCGTGACAGTCGTTTCCGGATTGGCCAAAGGCGTCGACGTCAATGCCCATCGGGCGGCGATGATCGCGGGCGGTCGAACCGTTGCAGTTATCGGCACGCCGATCGATCAAGCCTACCCCGCGGAGCATGGCGAACTGCAGTCCGAGATTGCCAGCGATCATCTGCTAATCTCGCCATTTCCTGTTGGCTCAAAGGTCTACCCGGCGAATTTTCCGAAGCGCAACCGGGTGATGGCGGCACTTACAGACGGCACCGTGATCGTTGAAGCCGGAGATACCTCCGGCACGCTTCATCAGGCAGTCGAGTGCGAAAAGCTCGGTCGTTGGCTGTTCATTCTCCAGTCGGTCTACGACAACAAGGCTCTTGAGTGGCCCAAGCGTTACGCCAAGTATGAGCGCGTGAGAATCGTCTCCTCCGTGGAGGACGTGCTTGGCGCTCTTGGACTTTAACTTTGAGACTATACCGCTTCATGCCCGCGTAGCCTATCCATCGTGGGATTTTCAGGCCGTTCCATTCCGTGAAGTAGATCACAACGCACATTTCTATACGCACGCGGTGAAAAACGACGCGAAGAAGATCGGGACGCGAACGAAGAACCTGAAGGTGGGTGTGAACGGTGAGAGCGTGCTGGTTAGCGCGTCGAACCTCATCGTGGTTCAGAGGCATTTTGCCAGGTTCGTGGCTCGAACAATCAAAGATGCTGGCATAGCTGACCCTGTGATCATCGCGATTCCCAATCGGGATGCGCTGCGGACCATTGCCGACTTCAACACTGCGCGGCTCGCCGCGCTTGCCGCTGAGGCCTTCGGTTCGGGTGCTCAGCCGTATGCAGGTCTTCGCTTCAAAAAGCTCATCCCTAAGACCGAAAAAAGGCGTCTCCGCCCCGATGACCTTGCGCCAAACATGGAGATGGTCACGGATCTACCGAAGGGCACCTTGGTTCTGCTCGACGATGTCTACACTCAGGGCCATCACGTCCGGGCGTCCTGCAAAGTGTTGGACTGCAAGCCCGTGCTAGTTTGTGTCGCGGCGAGGACCGAGAACGAGCCCTTGCCGAACATGACCAAGCCAAGGGCTCTGGAGCACACTGTTTAGTCTCTTAGCCGGGGTGGGAGCGGAAGAGTCGAGTCAGAGCCCGCCCGCGCCGCAGTTTGGAACGCCCGCCACCCAGTCTCGTTGCCTCCTCAACAGGAGGACAGCATGTCGAAGAACCGAGAGTCTCCCCACGCGCCTGAGGTGCCCGACCAGCCGGCGGGTACACCGGATCGGACGCAACCGCCCAACGAGGCCTTTGAGCGCGACGTGGACGAAGGCGACGGACGTCACCAGGAGCCCGAGGGCAGCTCGCCCGTCGGCGGGGCCGGCAAGACGACGCCAGACGGCTCGGTGGTGAAGCCGGGCAAGGAGAAGTAGGCTGGGCGTCAGAGCCCGCAGGCGGCGCGCTGGCGCTACTCCATGCCCTTCTTTCGGCGGCTGGCTCGGATGCTCTCGGGCAACTCTGTAAGCCGGTTCCGGCGGGTGGTCTTGTCCTCGACCGATCCGGCTTCCTTGGCCAAGGCGCTGTCGACGCCCTTGCGTGCAGTCGCTTTGACCGTTGCGGCGGAGATTGATTGCTCGCCGGGGGAGCGCTCATCCGGTCCAGAGGGATCGGGCAGGTAGCGGTGCGAGATCAGCCAGTCGCGCAGGATGCGGCGGACGGCCTCGGGCCGTGCAATCGACTGCTCGGCGGCAAAACGATCAAGGGCGGACAGGTCCGGCTCTTTGACGCGAGCTTTGATCGGATCGGAGTTCACAGGAGGCCTGCCACGAGACCGCTTGGGCCGATCCATTGACGTCATAGTGTGGTGGTCCCGTAAATGATCGAGCCAGGCAAGGGATTGCCCATCCTGATCGAATGCGCGGAGGAGTCGAGTCAGGGGCGTCGGCCGATCGGCTGCTCTCGGAGTGCGGGTGTGCTGCGCTCCACATCTTGGTAGGCGCCGGCGCTAGCTTATGCCGCAAGCCATCTTCAGGACGTGAAGGCGGTCTTGGATTTGCTGAAGGGGGACTGACACTTCTGAGCTTCCAACACGGAAGTGCGCGGAGGTCCCATTCAACATCTGGTTCAACAGTTCTCGGGCATTATAGCCGGCGACATAAGCTTGATCTCTGCTGATCAACCAAAGACGGCTCGTAACCTCGCCCCGGTCAATTCGCATTAGCACGTCTGTCGACGTCCCCAACGACAGAACTTCACGGGCCATCAATCCCGCTGCGGCTGTGCCACCCTGACAGTTGATCACGAAGGCCAAACGCGCGCCCTCGAAGCGCGCGCGAAACTCTTTGCGGTCATCGATCGGAGAAGTCGCCTCTTCAATTTGCCAGCCCTGTTGGCTGAAGGCCGCATCGCTAGATGCCTTCGCCCAGAGCGCCAAGACCAAACCTATCGCCAGCACGAATCTCATATCGGCCTCCCGCCAACCGGCGAGGGGACAATAGCGCTCACTTTGGGATTGTCGAATGGACCTCGCTCGCCTCGGCTTGGAAGTCGATAGCCGCCCCGTCGAGCGCGCGCGCGATGCGCTCGGTCGGTTCGTCAGCGCGGCCAAGCAGGCGGAACTGGCCGCTGGTGGGCTGGCAAAGGGCGTTGAGGCTGGCTCTGCCGCGATGGGGCGGCAGGTCGATAATGCCGTGAACGCCGCCAACCGCTTGATGGGGGCAAACGACAACATCGCCAAGTCCGGTCGGTTGGCCCGACATGAGTTGATCAACCTCAGCCGTCAGATTCAGGACGTCGGCGTGTCGCTGGCGTCTGGACAGTCGCCATTCATTGTCCTCGTGCAGCAGGGCACGCAGATCGCCGACGTGTTCGCTTCCTCGGAAGCCACGCTCCGGGGGTTTGGATCGCAGGTGGCGAGCGTGTTCACGCCAGCGCGTGTAGGTATCGTCGGGCTCTCTGCCGCTGTACTTGCCGGCGCGGTCGCCTGGGCGCAGTACGATTCCACTCAGCGCGAAGCTGCGCGCGCCTTGACCGGCATGGGGCGTGACGCTGGGCTGACCGTCGCCAAGATCAATGAGGCGGCAAATGCCGCGGCTCGACTTCAGGGCATATCGATCGGTCAGACCCGAGACACGGTCGGGGCGCTGGCAAACACCGGCCGCATCAACGCCACGATGCTCGTGCCGATCACCGCCTTGCAGCGTAACCTCGCCGCGACCCTGGGCGTCGATGGCGTCGAGGCGAACAAGCTTCTCGCTGCCAGCTTTTCCGATCCGGTCCGTGGCGCCGAGCTTCTCAATGACCGCGTCGGAGGGCTTACCGAACGGACGCGGCAGTATGTCGCCGAACTCATGGCAAGCGGCAAGGAGCAGCGAGCCCAGCAGGTCCTGATCGACACGTTTGGTCCTCGCCTGGGCCGAGCCGCTGAGCTGACCTCCGTCTGGGCCCGCGCGTGGGAGGCGGTCAAGGCGAAGTCCGCCGAAGCCGGCGAGGCCGTCGGTCGTGCCATCGAAAAGGGTCTGGCTGCCGGAACGGGCAAGACCTTCCTGCGCGAGGCCGAAGAGCGCCTGGCAGCGCTCGATGCGCAGGCGCAGGGAATGGTGGTCGACCGCACGAACGGTCGAGTGCTTGGCAATCGGTCCGCCTTCGGCATCACGCAGGAAGAGCTTCAGCGGGAGGAGGGCGGCCGCAAGAGGGTCTCAGCGGAGCTTGAGCTTCAGCGCGCGGCGATTCACGCCATCCGCATGGGCCAGGAGTCCGTCAATCTGGCCGTGGAGCGACAGGCAGGCCTTGAGGCCGAGATCGCCAGGAACCGACGACTTGTCGACCGCGGCACAGAGGCTGCCCGCGATCTTGGGCTTCCCGAGCGCCGTCAGATCGACGACCTCACCACTCTGATCAACAAGTATCGCGACCTAGTGGGCGCGCGCGACGCGGCTTACCAGAACCAGGGCGCCGAAGGCGGGTTCGAGACCTACCGCCGGGCCCAGCGCGACCTACTGGAAGGCCAACGCGCCCTCCGGTCGGCGTTGCTGGACAATGGGCGGGGGGTCATCGGCCGCGACGGCGCGCTTCTTCTGGAGAACAACCAGATCCTCGATCGGCGGTTGACCCTGACCGACCAATTGAACCAGCGCACGCAGGTCGACCGCCAGCAGATGACAGCGGTCACGGCAGCGCAGCAGGCGGCCGCCGCCGCCGCGCGCGAGCATCAGCAGGCAAGGGAGCAGGGTGCGTCTGCCGGAAACGCCGAGTTGGTCGCCGCTCGGGCGCTCGCCGCGGCTGAGACGGTTCGCGTTGGGATAAATCACCAGCTTCTGCAGGCCGCACGGGAACGCATCCGCTCGACCGAACTGCAGATCGGCGCTGTGCGCGCCGAGACCGCCGCAATGGGCGGTTCGATCGGTCTTCAAGAAAAGGTGCGCCTTGAAACCCAGCTTCTGAATGACGCCCGGCGCGAATACGCCCGGCTCGGCCTTCAGATGCCGCAGGCCGAAATCGACCACTACAAGCGTCTGGCTGAGGCAATGGGGCAGGCCCGCCAGCAGCAGGCCGAGATGAGGATGCTGCGCGACCTGGGGTTCGATCGGCAGACGATGTTCATGTCCGACAGCGAACGGGGCATCGCCACACAGCTGCGCAGCATCTACGGCGACGCGTGGTCGCAGCAGATGAACGGCGCCATCGCATCCCAAATGCGTTTCAACGAGCAGCTTCGGCTCACCAACGATCTGGCGATGGACTTCGGCCGGACCTTCGCCAACGACGTCATGAACGGCAAGAGCGCGACGGAAGCACTCGGCAACGCGGTGAAAAACCTTAGTGCCAGGCTGATCCAGATGGCCATGGATCAGGCAATCAAGCAACTTCTCGGCGGCCTGATGGGTTCTTTCGGCGGGTTCGGCGGGCTGTTCGGCGGTGGAGCGATTTCTCCCTTCGGGCTTTACGCGAATGGTGGAGCGTTCTCAGGCGGCATCCAGACCTTCGCGCTCGGCGGAACTTTCACAAACTCGATCGTCAGCAAGCCGACGCTGTTCCCCTTCGCGAACGGCACGGGCCTGATGGGCGAGGCAGGCCCGGAGGCCATCATGCCCCTGCGCCGGGGACCGGATGGCCGGCTGGGCGTCTCCGCGCCGGGTGGCGGTGGCAACGTCGTTCGCATGGGCGACACGCACATCACGATCCAGGGCAACGCGGACCGGAACACGATCGCCATGATGAAGGCCGAGCTCGACCGTCGGGATGCTCAACTGAAGGCGGAGATGCCGGGCGTGATGGCCAAGGCTCGCCGAGACGGGATTGCCGCCTGATGCCCAGCTTCGACCTGATGAACCTGTTGCAGGGCACCGGCGCCAACCGCATCCTGCGGACGGTCCGGTTCCTGCCGGACGTAGCTCAGGAAACCTCCGGCCAGGCCGGGGGCCAGGTGAGGGTGCGAGACCTTCGCTCCCCGCTCTGGCGGATACGCGTGAGCGCGCCGACGATTGCTCTGCCGAACAAGCAGGATGTGGTGGCCCTCATCGAGGCCATGGGCATCTCCATTGGCACCTTCTACGCTTGGAACCCGGAGCGCCGATATCCGAAGGCCGACCCGAGCGGGACCATTTTGGGGGTCTCGGCGCCTGAGATTCGGACCGTGGGCACCAACAACAAGTCACTGAGCCTGTCGGGCCTGCCGGCCGGGTACGTCCTCAGCCGCGGCGACATGCTCGCCTTCGATTACGGGTCGCCTTCCAGCCGTGCGCTGCACCGCGTCGTGACACCGACGGTCACCGCCGACGGTGATGGGGAGACGGCAGAGTTCGAGATCGCCCCGCACTTCCGGCAAGGGGTGGAGGAAGGGCTTGGGGTGACGCTCGTCAAAGCCTCCGCCGAATTCTGCATCATTCCCGGCACCTATGAGCCGGATGCCGACGGCCTGTTCGGCTCGATCTCGTTCGAGGCAATCCAGGTGGTGAACGGATGAGGCTTCTCGATGCCGCCGAACTGACCGCCATCCGGGGCAGGGTGGTCGTCAAGCGAGAGTTCGCCTGGATCACCGCGAAGACCCGTGATCCCGAGCCCGCGCCTGTCGCCGTCGGCTTCTGGTCCGATGCCGGACGCTTCACCTGTGAGGTCAAGGACGGGCTGTCTGGAACACTGGTAGAGCGGACCTTCAATGGCGCCGAGGCGGTCCAGTTTCCCGACGTATCGCTTATCTCCGATATCTCGGTTCGGACGGCCGATCTTGTGCTCTCGGGCATCGGTGCTGCCGCGGAAGCCACCTTACGGACCAATGAGTGCCGCTCGGCACCGATCCAGATTTACCGCGGGTTCTTCGATCCTGAGACCATGCTGCTCGTCGCGCCGCCGAAGCCGCGCTTCATCGGGTTCGTGGACGAGGCCCCGATCTTCACAGCCGCTGCCGGTGGCATGTCGACGATCACGATGTCCTGCGCCTCGCACACTCGCGAGCTGCTGCGGAAGAACGCCGACGTCCGCTCGCACGAGAGCCAGATCAAGCGAGCGCCGGGCGACACCTATCTGAAAGACGTCAACGTGGTCGGTGACTGGGACATCGCATGGGGCGAGCATCGCCAGCGGGTCGGGTCCGCATCGAACCAAAACCAGCCGGATAGTGGAGTGTTCTTCGGTGCATCGAATTAGCGGCTGGCGGACCGCCCTCCATGAAGAGATCGAGCGGCACCGTCGGGTGCCGTTTTCGTTTGAGGACGGGGCCGACTGCGCGATATTCCCGGCCGATTGCGTGAAGGCCATGACCGGCGTCGATCTCGCGGCGGGCTTCCGCGGGCGCTACCGCACGCTGAAGGGAGCGCTGCGCGCGCTTCGGTCTGCTGGGCACTCCCACCTTGTCGAGGCCGTGGCCGCCAAGCTGGAGCCCATCTCCGTCCTGAAGGCGCGGGCAGGTGATGTCGCCGCATTCCAGAGCGACGACGTCTTCGGCTGGTCGCTGGGCGTCGTCATCGGGCCGACGGTGGTGGTGCGGCGCCCGGAAGGGCTTGGCTGGATGCATCTCGACGCTGTGACGAAGGCTTTCCGCGTCCCATGAACCTCCTGATCGCTGGCCTGATTGCCTTGGGGCTCGTCCTCGGGACGACGACGCACGCCTCGGCAGGGCCGCTGATCGCGGCCGGCTTGATGTTCCTCATTCCCACGCTCGGCGCGACTGCGGCAGCAGTTCTTGGCTCGGTTCTCGCGCTGACCATTGGCCTGGGGATGTCGTACCTCGCCCAGAAACTGCTCTCAAAACGTCCCGAGCAGAATGTCGGCGGTACGACTGGCCGACTTCAGACCGGGGGTGTGGTCTCCAGGTCGTTCCCGTTCGGCGAAAAGGCGATTGTCTCCCAGTCGGTCCCCTACGCAAATTCGTTTGGGCAGGACGGCAAGACCCCTAACGCCTACTACGTCATGGACCTCGCTCTCGCGGACCTTCCAGTCGGCGGCGGGAACGACTGCCTCGCTGAGCTTTGGGTCAACGGCTCCAAGGTCACGTGGAACCCCGCCGGAACTCCTGGCCCCGACGGCATCGCCATTCCCGAGTTCAACAAGGATGGCAAGGACCATCTGTGGGTCCGGGTCTATGACGGGACGCAGACGACGGCGGACGCCCGCCTCGTCGAGCTTTTCGGCGGCGATCCTGACCGCCCCTATGACGCCGGCCGGGTCGGGACCGGCATGGTCAAGGCGGTGGTCACCTTCCGACTTAACCGCGAGGTCTTTGGCGGCGTGCCGTCCTTCAAGTTCGTGGTGCGCGGCGTGCCGCTCTACGACCTGCGCGAGGACGACACGGCCGGCGGGGACGGGGACCAGCGCTGGAACAGCCCGGAGAAGTGGAATCTCGCGCCCGGGAACAACGGCGTCGTTCTGTACAATGTCCTTCGCGGCATCAGGTACGACGGCAAGTGGTTCTTCGGCGGCCAGACCGTCTCCGGCCAGCAGATTCCGGCCTCCGCTTGGGCAGCGGCCATGAATGAGGCCGACATCCCCACCGAGAAGGCCGACGGGCAGTTTGAGCCGCAGTTCGCTTGCTCCGGTGAAATCCGCCTCGACATGGAGCCGGCGCAGGTCGTCAAAGACCTACTCATGGGCTGCAATGGTCGGCTGGCCGAGGTCGGCGGCGTCTACAAGCCGCACTTCGGCGCCGCCGGCTCGGCGGTCATGTCGATCACGGACGACGACATCCTGATCACCGAGGGACAGACCTACGAGCCGTTCAAGTCGATGGCCGAGCAGGTCAACGCGGTCACGGCCAAATACATCGAGCCCGGCGAGGGATGGACCGCGAAGGATGCGCCCGCACTTTATGACGCCGACCTTGAGTCGGAGGACGGCGGCCGGCGCCAGAGCGTCGATGTCGCCTATGACTATGTGGTCTCTGGGACGCAGGTACAGAGGCTCATGGCCTCGGCGCTGGCGGAGGCGCGTCGCGAGCGCCGGCATTCCATCCAATTGCCGCCGGACGCCTACCCGCTGGAGCCGAACGACTTCATCGTCTGGTCGTCGGAGCGCAACGGCTATGTGAACAAGCTGTTCCGCATTGATGCGGTCCAAGACCTCGCGAACGGCAACGTCGCCCTGAACCTCACAGAGGTCGACCCCTCCGACTACGACTGGGATGCAGACACCGACGAACAGCCGATCGTCATCTCGCCAACCCCTATCGTCTTCCCGCCATCGCAGGGCATTGCCGGGGCCGATATCGAAGGCGTGACGGTCCAGGGACAGGGGAGCCGCGCTAAGGCCGGCGCGCGGCTTCTTTGGAACGGCACGGACCAGGACGACGTCCGGGCAGTCGCGTTCCAAATCCGGCTCAACGGCGAAACCGACCTCGTCTACGAGGGAGAGACCACGGAGGCGTCGGTCGCCGAAGGCGAGTATATCGTCACGGCCAACCTGCTCGGGGCTACCGCTTATGAGGGCCGGCTGAAGTTCGTGCCGTTCTCCGGCCGGGCGACAGTCTGGTCCGACTGGATTGACTTCACGACGCCTGACGTGCGGGTCAGCTACGAAGAATTCGATAGGCGCTTCCGACAGGCGAACGAACTGACGGCGGGCTTCATCCGCGATCTCAACGCACGGCTCGACAACCTTGGTGGCGCGGTTGCCTCGATCGAAAGCCACACCACGACCGCCGACCTTGACCAGGTCGAGCGTGCGCGAAGGATTTCCGCCAGCCTCGGCGCGGCCAAGGCATCTGTGAAAGTTGTCGAGCAGGCGGTCGCCACACTCGATCTGGCCTTCGCGCTATTTCAGGTGGAGACCGAGGCTAGCATCGACGCCATCTCGGCGGAAGGGTTGCTCGAATTCCAGCAGGTGGTGTCGCCCCCCACAGGAGCGGTGTCCGGCGCGAGAATGCTGGTCAAAGCCACCGACAGCGGCCTTTTCGCCGAAGCGGGCCTAGAGGCTTATGCGCTCGCGGGAATGGGTGGCTCGCCGAGCGGTCGCGTGGTTCTCGTCGGCGAGAAGGTGTTTGCTCGCGACGGCATTGGCGGCGACCCGTTTCCGATCCTCGATGTCTCCGGCCGCATGCTCTATACGGGCTTGATGCCCGGCTCGACTGTGAGGGTCGTAAACTATCCCCGCGACCGCATAGCCACGGGGAACGTTGCGGTCGGCAGCGGAAACACCGCTGGCGGTGCCGGACAGAACAGCCTTCGCGAAGTGCTGATGGGATCGATCGATCTTCCGGCCAACACCGAAGCGATCTCCGGCGGTACGGGCAATAAAGTGCCCGTCGAAGTGAATGCTCGGATCGATACGGACGGTCAGTTCGGCCCCTATGCATCAACGTCCTCGGCTACGTTCCCCTATATCCAGTGGAGAGTCATCGCGCGGCCTACCGGCGGCGGGTCCGATGTCGTTCTCATCGACGATGTCATGGGCGCGACGGCTGCCACGTTCGGCAGCAGCACGACGACCGCGTGGTATCATCACGGCCAGACAATCGGCACCGTATTCTATCCCAAATGGGAAAAGTCCAATGACGCGGTGATCGATGCGGGCAACTACGACATCTACGTTCAGTGGAGAGTCGGCGGTTGGGTCGGGTTTGTCATTACTGGCCAGCCCGACACCCTGATCTCCGGCTTCAAGTGGGGCGGAAACGTCAACGTCAAGGGTTACATCCGCTAGCCCGCCGACCTCACCCGACATCCTTCGCTCCTGACGATCTTCCGCCCCCTCGGCGAGGAACACTGACCCATGGCCAATCTCTACCCAGTCGGCTCGCAGCAGGCCTCGATCGCCAATGGCGCGACTGCGCTGACGATCACGGGGATTCTGCTGGAGCTTTCCGACGTCCTGCCGGGCGACGAGTTCTGCACGTCCGGGGCCTCGGCGCCGATCGCGACCGTCGATGACACCGGCGGCCACGCGTTGGCGATCCCGTGGCAGGGGACGACGGTTACGAGCTCCACCGCGTGGTGGATCAGGCGCGTCTCAGACCTGCGCTATTCCGGGTTTTTCATGGCACAGCAGGCGGCGATCGGCGCGGCGCGGCTGGCTAAGGTCATGGCGCAAGCGGTGCCGTGGGCCATCCTGTCGGAGACGAACACGCCGCCAAGCGATCCCGAAGAGGGCGATCGGCATTTAGTCAGCACCGCGCCGACCGGCGCATGGGCATCGAACGCGAAGAACATCGCGACCTGGCAGAACGGCGCGTGGGTCTTCGTCGCTCCGCGCATCTGCGATCAGGCGAGCAACGGCGCAACGTCGATCATCAAGGTGTTCGACGGGTCCGATTGGAACGCGGCGTCCTCCGCGGACATCACCGATCCCGAGCTTCTCGCTCTGGCAGGGCTGACGTCGGCGGCGAACAAGCTGCCCTACTTCACGGGCAGCGGAACGGCCGCGCTGACCGATCTGACCGCTGCCGCGCGCGCGTTCCTCGACGACGCCAGCTCGTCGGACATGCTGACGACGCTAGGCCTGTCTGCCAATGGCAAGAGCCTTGTGGCCGCCGCCAACTATGCCGCGATGAAGGTCTTGCTGGCCTACGCCGGGTCAGAGATCGCGAACACACCCGCTGGTACTGTTGCGGCCACGACGGTGCAGGCAGCCATCAACGAACTGGATGGCGAGAAGGCTTCAAAGGCCGGCGACACCTTTACCGGTCTCGTGACGATTAACACGAGCGGCCTCACCGCGCCTGCACCCCAAGCCAACACCGGCTCTCATATTGCGGGCCTTGCCGGATCTGTAGCGCGCGTGCTCGTCGACGCTGCCGGCAACCAAGCCTTTTACTCGCTGCGCCGTGTGAACGGATCCTTCGCCGCGCCGACAGGCCTTTTGGCCAGCGACACGATCGGCGGCTTTGGCTTCTCCGGCTATGATGGCGTGGCCTATGACATAGGCTCTCGCTGCAGCATCCGCGGCTTGGCGACCGAGAACTGGGGTGCGACGGCGAAGGGCACAGCCCTCATTATTCGGACCACCGTTAACGGCACGACGACCGAGGTCACGAGGGTTCAGATTGACAATAACGGCGACACGACGCCGGGGGTCGACAATACCCAGAAGCTCGGTTCTGCGTCGTTCCGGTGGTCGGAGGTCTTCGCCGGCACAGGCACGATCAACACGTCGGACGAACATGAGAAACATTGGCTAGGAGAGATATCCGCCGCCGAGATGCGCGTCGCCCGCCGCCTCTCCGGGCTGATGGGCATGTACCAGTGGAAGGATAGCATCGCCGCGAAGGGCGATGCGGCCCGCCGGCACATCGGCGTCACCGCGCAAGCGGTTGCTGCCGCCTTCGTCGCCGAGGGCCTCGACCCCGCCGCCTACGCCGTGTGGTGCCAGGATGAAGTGTACGACGTGCTGGTGTCATTCCGGCCTGGCATGCGCCAGGCCGTTGGCGATGATGGCAAGCCGCTGGTCGATGACAATGGCGTGCCGGTCCTCGATGCGTACGAGGAAGAGGTCATCGAGCGGGTGCCAACCGACCGCGTCCGCCAAGGCATCCGCTACGACCAGCTCTATGCCTTCGTGACGTCGGCTGCGCTTGCCGAGATGCGGGCTCTGTCCGATCGAATTGCAGCACTGGAGGGCTAACGTTCGGCCACACGCGGCACGGTTTGGATTTGCGCGATCCATGCGACCCACGTCGGATCGCGAACGAGATTCTCACCCACGCGCCGCGCTCCCGCAGGCGCCAAGTGGACGTGATCGTGCATCAGGGGCTCTGAGCCGACGAATGCGCCGCATGGGTTCTCTGAACACAGCAGGCGGCTTGCATCGATCACGGGCACGCCGGCCGCGCGGAAGACGGCAAGCGAGCGCAGATGTGCATCTAATTCTTCCCGGTCGTAGCCTATATCAGCCAGCGGCAGCCCCTCACGAACGTGCCGTGCAATCCGGTCGCGAAAGTCGCGAAATGGCGGCATGCCGGAAATCACGAGGATCGGGATGCCGGATGGTCCCCAATAGTCGATGATCGCCTGCTGTTCTTCGGGTGGGATCGGGCCGCGCCAGTTGCTCGACAGGACGATGCCATCAACCTGCTTGTTCAGGGCCAGCGCCATAGCGGCCGCAAGAATTTGCTCGCATTGAGGTCTGACCTGCGGGCCGGAGCGAACCCTGCAACTCGCACCGCCGAGATTGGCCGCCGGGAAACCGGCCAGTCGCATAGCCCACGCCTTGTCGGAGGCCATGCTGTCGCCGACCGTGAGGATGCGTGGCCGAAAGTCGCCGATGTCCGAAAGGCAGTTCCACTGCGCGACGAAGACCTCGACCGGGGCGCCGATCGATTGCCAGTGGCACCTATCCATGCGGATACCGGCGTGTCTCGTCACACGGGCCGCATCAATGCGCGCGAAAGCCGCAGAGACCGCCCCGTCCATTCGGCCCGGAAAGCCGTCGCGTAATTGGGTAGCGACTGACGCAGCACCGAGCAGGAGGGTCGAAGCCGCTGCCGCAACCGCGAAAGGCTTGAGCCGCAGCGATTGCGCGCGTCGAGCCGGCTGCTCAACGTAGCGCCACGACAAACCGGCGGCTGCGACTGCAGCCATGAGGGCCGCGGCGGTCTCGGGCGCGTCCAGGGGCCTGGCGAGCCATATCCGCGCGAAGGCCAGTACCGGCTGATGGAACAGGTAGAGAGAGTAGGAGATCAATCCAACCGCCACGACGGGCCGCGTAGAGAGCAGCCACCCCGCCGATTGGCGGCTCGATCCGAAAGCGATGATTGCGCAGGTTGCGAACACCGGGCCTAGCGTGGCGAAGCCGGGGTGCGAGCCTTGCGGCCAGACGCTCATCGCACTGGCGACGATAACACCCAACCCGACGGCGGAAATCCACGGCGCCGAGGCCATTGACGAGAGGTCGGGTGATCCGGCCGTTCGGCGGCGCAGCTCGCCGACCGCCAGCAGCGCGCCGGCCGTCAGTTCCCACAGCCTGGTCGGCAGAAGGTAGAACGAGGCGTCAACGCTTCGGCTCGTCAGCACCGCAGCTGCGACGAAAGACGCTGCGGCTAGCGCCGCGAGCAGCGCGATTTTGGTTTGATCCGACGCGCGGCCGATGGCCAGCAGCGCAAGCGGATACACGAGATAGAACTGTTCCTCGACCGCGAGGCTCCACGTATGGAGCAGGGGCAGGAGCTGCGCGCTGGTGGCGAAATACTCGGCCTGAAGCCAATAGACGATGTTCGAACCGAACAGCAGCGCGGCGGCGAGGTGGCCGGCGAACTCGACCAGCACTGGCGGCGCCATGATGAACCATGCAGCGACCAGTGACAGCCCGCAGGTCAGCAGCAGCGCCGGCAGGATGCGTCGAGCGCGCCGCTCATAGAAATGCGCGAGCGAAAAGCGACCGGCTTGCAGGTCTGTCCAGATGAGCCCGGTGATCAAGTAGCCACTGATCACGAAGAAGACGTCGACGCCGAGGAAGCCGTTGGCGAAGCCGGGCACACCGGCATGAAACAGGACGACCGCGGCGACCGCCACGGCGCGAAGACCATCAATTTCTGGCCGGTAAGGCGCGCTCATCAAGGCGACTTGTAGCGCGCTACCCGGCCCCTCGTCACGAGGCACCCTTGCACAGCCCTGACGTTGCCGCCGCGCTGGTCACCGACCCGGCGCTGAGGTCTTTGCACGTCAGATGGCTTCATTCGTTCGCATGACGGAAACGACGGCAGATTGCCGCATGTTCTCAGGGTTGAGCGAAAGCCCCACCCCAACTCTCGCTCGACTGACCATGCCAGGGATCGGCGAATTGCAATGGGTTTCGCTGCTCCTGCGACCCGTCCGATGCTCGCGCCTCGGGCGGGTTTCGCGTGTCAGCGCCAGTAGGTTGCGGCCTCCGCCGCGAGCGGCAGCAACAGCGCCAGCCCGCCCATCAGTAGGTTCGCCAGCCGCTCGCGCGACCACCAGCGCGGTCGCTCGCTCTTACTCTTCATCATGGTCTCCAGCCCCGCCGCGAACCTAGCGTCCCGCTGCCCGCAGGCAACCCCATGGACCGCATAGCCATCATCGCCACCGGCCTCGCGGTCGGGGGAGCGCTCCTGTTCTGGGCGCTCGACCAGGCGCGACTTCTTCACAACCGAAAGGACGAGCCATGACCACGTGGCCCCAGCAGAAGGACTGCGACCGCTTCTACGGCAACCCGCGCGGCTTGAACGGCGGGCCGTCGGCGAAGTGGGAGGCGGCCAACCTCGTCTCGATCAAGCCGCCATACCGCATGACTTATGCCGGCAAGCCGATCTCCGGGATTCGCGTCCATAAGAAGTGCGCCGAAAGCCTGAAGAACGTCCTCGACCGCATCTGGGAGGCCGCAGGCCAAGACCAAGCGACTGTCGACCGTTGGGGCGCGTCGATCTATGGCGGGGCCTACAACTACCGCCTGATGCGCGGCGGCAATTCGCTGTCCATGCATTCGTGGGGCTGTGCGATCGATCTCGACCCGGCCCGCAACGGGCTCGGCGATCAGACCCCGCATTTCGCCAACGTTCCGGAGGTGCTGGAGGCATTCGCGGCCGAGGGCTGGGAATGGGGCGGCGACTGGTCACGCCGTGACGGGATGCACTGGCAAGCGGCGTGGACGCGGGCTCAGCCCGCACGGGTCGGTCGCTCCACGCCGATGCGCGCGTTCAGCGTGCGGGCCGAAGACGTCGGCGTGGTCGAGGAGGAGCCGGCTGACGCGCTGGCAGGCGTCGAGCCCGGCATGGCCGACGATGTTCAGGTGATCCCGCAGGCGCCATTGCGTGTTCGGCAGTGGACCAAGGAGCAGGTCGAGGAGTTCCAGCGAAAGCTCGCCGATCTTGGCTATGACCCGGGCGGTATCGACGGCCGGCCTGGCACCCTCACGAAAGGCGCTGTCACCCGAATGCAGGCCGTCAACGGCGTGTTCCCCGCCAGTGGCGAGCTCGATGTGGCAACCGTCGAGCTGCTGATGGGCCCGACCGTCAAGCCGATGCAGGTCTCGGCCGAACGCGCCGCGGCGACGTCGGCGCAGATCGCTGCCAAGGTGCCCGTCGCTCGCGAGGTTCGGCGGTCCTGGCTGGCGCAGGGCTGGGCCTATGTCACCGGTCTCGCGGCATACGGTGTCGCCAACGTCCGCCAGCAGGTCGGCGACGCGATCGAGACCGTGAAGCCGTTCACCGATTGGCTGGGAACCAACGTCACCCCCGGCATGGTGATCGGCGCCGTCGCGGTCGTCGCGCTGTTCGGCACCTATCAGGCATGGCGCGCGAACAGCCGGGCGGATGACGCCTACAAGACGGGCAAGCTCGGATGATCGGCGCGCTCCTCGGGCGCTTCATTGCGCCCTTCGCAATGCCACTGCTCGGCGTCGCCCTAGCGGCGACTCCCGTCGTCTATGTGAAGGGCCGGATCGACGGCGTGCAGATGGAGCGCGCTCGGAGCAACGTCGCGGCGTTGCGCGCGGCGCTGGCCACCCGCACCGCCGACCTCGCCATCGCCAACAACCTCGCCGAACAGGCCGCCCGCGACCGGCAGGCCGAGCGAGACGCTGTCACCGCCCAGGAGGACAAGATCCGTGACTACGAACGCGCTCTCGCGACACGCCCGGCCGGCGCTTGTCGCCTTACTGACGACGATGTGCGGCGCCTGCGCTCACTCCGGTAGCCCGGCGCCGACGACGCGATCGATGCCATCCGAGACGCAGCTGGTCGGCGACCAGGTGCCGAGGCCGGAGCCGCGGGCGGGCGAAGACGCTCGAACCCACGCCGGCCGGCTGCGAATTGCGCTCAACGTCTGCAACGACCGGCTCGGTGCGTCGCGGGTGCGCGTTGGCCAGGTGCGTCGGGCCTTGGCGGGTCAGGGAGGCTGACATGGCGATTTATGCGCAGATCCACCGTGGCGTGGTCGACCACTTTCCGGCCCGCGTCTCCGAATGGATCCTCGCCGGCGTGATGGTCTCGTGGGGCTGGCGGGTGCTCCAGCCGGGCGAGATGTTCGCCGCGACGCCAGCTTTCCGGGAGATGGCCCGCATGGCACCCGAGGAAGTGTGGGGGCTTGCCGCCATCGTCATCGGCCTGGTGCGGCTCGCCGCCCTGGTGATCAACGGCACCTTCGCCAGCACATGGTACGGCCGGTGGTCGCCTCACGTCCGCGGCGTCATGTCGGCCCTGTCGATGTTCATCTTCGTATCGATCAGCATCGGCCTCTGGCTCTCGGGGGCGGAAAACACCGGCATGGCAGTGTATCCGTGGCTGGCGGTGCTCGACTTCTGGAATGTCCGCCGCGCCTTTCAGGATGCCGGCGGTCTCGACGAGGGCCGCCGAAATGGACCTGCTTAATCTCCCCGCGCAGCAGATCGTCATCTACCTCGCGATCGGGATCGGCACGGCGATCGCCGCCGCCTTGTCCTACCAGAAGGGGAAGAAGGAGCAGGCGGAGCCGGCGAAGGACGTCATCATCCGCGAGGCGTCGATCGCCGACTGGGGCGTGATGCGCGAGATCGCCACCCACGCCAAGGCGGGCAACGCGCTGCTCGGTGAGATCCGCGGGATGCTGGCCGAGGAATTCCGCAAGCGTGCCGAGCGCGAGGAAGAGGCACGCGATGCCGAGCTGGCCCGCCTGCGGCAGGTCGAAGCCGAGATGAAGGCCAAAGAAGCGCGCGAGGGCTTCCGACCGCCGCGACGCGGCAGGTGATAGCAACGTCCCCTCCAGCAGTGCATGACCTCCCGACTGGCCCGCCGTCCCTCCTGGGGCGGCGGGCTTTTTCGTTCGCGGAACCGGAGGGCCGCCTGCGCATTGAGTCGCGAATCGTCGGAGTAGCGTGTGGTGGCGTCTTGGGATGTCGAGTTGGCGGAGCCGATTGCGCTGAAGCGCGGGGGTGGCCGATTCCGAACGTTGCGCGACGCGGCGGTCTTCCTCCACGAGCGCCATAGCACGAGCCGCAGCGGTGCCCTGTCGGCTGCGCTGCGGGGTCTGATGGCCGCGGCCTAGGGTCCGACGCCGGCGGCAGTTCAGCGCGCCACCGACCAGTTCGCCGCCTTCCTGTCGCAGGAAGGTCTCGCCGAAGGGCGTGCACCGAGTGTCTCGGGCGGTACCGACCTAAAGAGCCGGATCAGGGCCATGCTGATGGGCAAGCCGCTGTCGGCCGCGGCCAAGGCGGTGCGCACCGTCGGGAGAACGGCAAGGAAAAAGCCCGCCCGCGGTCCTCGGAGAGGTTGAGGTGCCGACGGGCCGACCTCGGCGGCCAAGCCCCCGGCGTCACTTGCGCACCGGAACGCGCGGCAGGATAGCCCGTTCCATCCAGCCTACACTTGGCGCTCGCGAACGATCTCGGTGGCCTTGGCGCGAGCTGCCGCTTCCGCATCCGGCAACGAGTGTCCGGCCTGCGCTTGAGCCATCAGCGCTTCGGCGATCCGGTCGCGTGCTTCCTTATCGTCGAGGCCGAAGTGGAAGTCCTCGCAGACGCGCTCGAATACATGCTGCATGAGCGAGAACTGGGCGGGGGTCAGAAGGTTGGGAATGAAGGTCGACGTGTTCCGCATGAGCCGCCTCACATGAAATGAAACGGCGCATAGATAGGCAGCGAATGGAATTTGAAAAGACCCCTTAGCCGCGATCTGACTTGAGTGTTTCGTCAGTGAGCGAGGAGGTGAAGCGCGCGAGCGACCGGCGCAAATTCGCGGCGTCGCGTTGTCCGCTGACCACCAAGGCGATCAGAAAGTCCTCGGCGAGATGCAGCGCGGTGGGCGACATGGTCGCGCTGGCTTCCTCCAGGACTGCCACGATCACAGCGACATCGGCTGCGGGAATGACAGCATCGTTGGTCACGAGGCAGAGGTCAGTTGTTTCGCCCATGCGGCATAAGGTACACCCAGCCGGAGCGAAGCGGTAAAAAATCGCAGTTATTCAATGCTGTAGCATGCGCCGGCGGCGGCGCTGGCGGCAAATGAGTAACGCTTCGGCAAGCGCTGTTGTGGCCTGGAGCGCTATTCTGTTCCCTAGCCGATCGGCATCAGGGTGTCAGCCAGTTAGATCAGCCCGCCCGGCGGCTTCGGGCCCCATTCCACGGTGAAGCTGAACTTGTCGGACTGGCAGCTCGTGCAGCGCATCCGCGAGTGCTCGAAGACCTCGGCGAAGACAGCATCGTCGCCGGCGCGCAGCTGCGCGAAGGAGAGCTTGGCGCTGTGCCGGCAGAACCGGCACGAGACGATCGCGCCGATGGCGCCGCGCGCCTTCAGGTGGTGGACTGTTGGGCGCTCGGCCATCTGCGCCGCTCAATCAATGTCGAGGACGGCCAGCCGCATCTCGTGCAGCAAAGCGAGCGTCACCGGCGTCTCGCGGTCCTTCGCGACTTCCATGTATGTCTTCAGCAACTCGGCGACCTCGCCGCGATCCAGCAAGCCGCGCCGCTCCATGGCGAGCACGAGCACCTGATAGGCTGCCGTTGTTGCGGCAATGTGGGCCGAAAGCACTTCGGGATCGGCCGGCGGGCGAGGTGGCTTGTTCGAAGGCACCTTACCGACGAGTGGAATCTTCCTGTCCTTCACGGCGCCTCATCCTTCTTTCCGCCCTTCGCCACGATGACGAGCGATCCGTCGGGGAGGGGGCGCTGCAGCACCTTCGCTTCGTCCCACGGTGCGCGCAGCCAGACATCTCGCTCCTCGGCCGTCGTGAGGATCACCGGCATGGCCTTGGGATGGATAGCCTTCACTTCCGCGTTCGGATCTGTCGTCAGGAAGCCGTAGAGGTCGGTGGTCACCTCGCCCTCTGCCTTCTTGCGGACGCTCGTCCAGGTCGTCCACACGCCGGCGAAGGTGGCGAGAGGACGATCTTCAGCGAACGCGAACCAGATGTCCCCGCCGGCCTCCTTGTTGAACTCGGAGAATGAGGTGAAGGGGACGAGACATCGGCTCTCCGGCTTCAGCCAGCGCCGCCAGTGGGGCGAGGCGGTGTTGCGGATGTTGGTCACGCCCTTGTCGACCGACTTGCCTTCCAGAGCAAAGGTCGGGGAGGGCATTCCCCACCGCGCCATCGCCAGTTCTCGCCCATTCGGTCCCTCGCGCACGATCGGCGCGGAATAGTCCGGGAAGATGCCCGGCATCGACGGGAGGTTGCCGGTGCGGTCGGCGATGGCGCGCGCCAGTTCGATGATGGCCTGCTGGCTCTTGGTCAGGCTGTAGAGATTGCACATGGCGGCACGCTATCAGGTCAGGGGCGGTCGGACATCATAATGGGCCGGGGCGCTTCTGGTGGGTGGCATCAGGGACGATGTGGAAGCGCTGGCAGCCGCATTTCGTGCACCGAGCCCGGATGGAGTGGGCGATCTGGGGAAAAGGCAACTCTGGCGGCAGGTTGACGTCTTCCCAGAGGATCACTTTCCAGTTGCCGCATCGCCTACCGCTCGGAAGGGTGCCGTTGCAGCAGACGTGGAAACCGATGCAACCCTCGGCCTTGCAGTCGGCGATCGTAGGCGGCGGGCCCCGCACATGCGCCGCCCGGCGTGCATCGTCTATCCAGCGCTCATCTTCCGGTTCCAATCGCTTCATGGCTCGCCTCCGCTTGGCACTGCCGGCCGGATGCTGAACTCTCGCCCGCCACATGCCGTGCATCGCATCCGCAGCCGGTAGGGAACCAAGTCGAGGTCTTCCCATATCGACACCCGCATCTCGGACCAGGTCAGCCACCGTCTGCGAAGGCAGTTTCGACACATCACCCGGGCACCCGTGACCCCGCCGCTCATGCACATGAAGATGAAGACGCGACGCTTCGGGCTCATGGCAGCTTGAGCGTATCCATACCCATGTAGACGCGGCCCCGAAGATACCCCCGGCTGGTCGTCCGAACGTTGTCCAGCGCCAGCGTCGCAATGTCCTCGAACAGAGCGCGAATTGCGCGCCGCGGGTCGCCATCGAACTCAGCGAGCACGTCCTCAACGTCCTGATCGGTGATGACTTCGGACACGATTTCTCGATCCGAGCGGCGTGGCGCGGTCATATTCGTCTCCGGTGGACGGCATGGATCGTTCCTGTTATGTTCACATCATCCGGCGCGTGGCAAGCGGGGGTGTGGACAGGTGGTGAAGTTCACGGAAACCGAGACTGAGCAAGGCGGGTGGGACATCATCGCCGTGCCCGAGAACGAGGCTGACATGCGTTTCCTCGCGGAGGACAGCCCGTCGTCCGCCCTGGGCTATGTGAAGCTGGTTCTGCGGCACGCCATAGAAGCCGCGGGAGACGTGGACGCGCCGAAGTTGACGGCGGCGATCGAGGATGCGCTTCAGGCGGCCCATGAGGTGAAGGTGCCCACAACGGCAGGCCAGAAGTAGCGGTTAGCTGTCCGAGGGTGCATCTGGGCGGGCCTTCCTGAGCGCGTTCCGGCTAGTGACCATTCGATAGCCGTCCTCGAATTCCACGCAACAGGAGTTCATCGTGCCGCGGGCGGTGACCATGCAGCGCTGGCCTTTGCGTCCCTGGCGGTCCCAGCGGTAGATGTAGGCCGCACTAGCCATCCACCCCTCCTACTGCTCCTGCGCGGACCATGGCGCGGTAGTCGCGGGCCATCTCGGCAACCATTGCGCACGACTCGCTCAAGTGGGTTGGCGGCAGCCTGCTAACGACCGCTGCGGCGCTGTCGATGTCTGTTTGCGAAGGCTCGTCGGTCGTCACCAGGATGGTCGCAATCAGAACATCCTCGCTCGCCTCCTTCGGCACCACCGCCATCCCGGCGGCTGAGATGGCCTGACGGACGGCGCGGGCGCGCCTCCTGTAGGTCTCGCGATGGGATTGCGAGGCTTGGTCCCAATCGTTCCATCGGCCGGCGGCAACCTTGCGGTCGTCTTCGCGCATCGCCCTCGCGATCACCTCGTCCAGTTCGTCAGCGGTCATGGGTGGGGCTCTCCGGCAGGACGGAAACGGTTACGCGGACGCGGACGGGCTTGAATTTGGCCGGGTCGGAGCCAGGGAGACGCGCCACCTCTCGATCAGCATAGGCGCGCGCCTGCTTCTCGGTCTGGAACGTCTCTGGCGACCACAGATCGCCCCAAGGGTTGAGGATGCCCCAGCGCCAGTTCGCGCGGTACGGCTTCGGCTTGCGCTTCTCCGTCATCTGTCCTGCTCCAGGGCTGCGCGGCCGGCGGGGGTGATGCGGAGGATGAAGTCGTCGCCGCTCCATCCAGGGCCAGACTGCTCGGCTAGCCCGCTCTCGAAAAGCTGGTTCCACGTGTCCGGGTTGCCGTCGTCAGAATACTGATCGACCCTCGGATCATCCGCACCGACGCTGCCTTCTATTGACAGAAGCTGCAGCGCGCCCCTCTGCGCCTCACTCAGCCTCATCGGCGGCCTCCCGGATGGCTTTGGCGATGACCGCCGCCTCGTCTGCTTTGTTGATGAAAATTGCGTAGGCAGTTGTACCGCGCTGAACCGCATCGGCCTCTTTCAGCCAGCGCTCGCATTCTGCATCCGCAATCCTCGCCGCCTCCTCGAACGCTGCTCTGCGGGCGTCGGGGGAGGGGTGGGCGTAGAGGGGGCGAACCTCGACATATGGGCTAGGCTGCCCTCCTGTCGGGTGATGTCGCTGACATTGCCAGTCCTCGGCAGGAGGATACCGAAAATCCCACGCCACCGGCACCGCCTCCTGCGGCTCTAGGGCGGCGGAGAGGGCCGCTCGCATGCTGGCGCGGGCTTCCTGATCGATGTCCACGCTGCATCCGAGCAGGCGTCCATCATAGCCGTCTCCGAAGTATGCCTTCAGCGCCCGCTCAACCTGTTCTTCGGTAATCATGGGGTGGGGTCCTCGATCCTGAGAATGGCGTGCTGCTCGCCGGTCGCCTCCCGCCAACGCTGCTGCATCTCGATACGGAGGGCCTCCCAAAGGTGAGGCGGCAGCAATTCGCGAGATCGATGCGGGGTGTGTCGGAAATAAGCGTCGGCTGCGAGTGAAACGGCGGCTTCTTCGACCTGACGCAATAAATCGATTCCCATGTCGCTCATCGTTCCGTGTCCTTAGAGAGTGCGCGCAGACGCGATGCGGCACGCGTGCGAGAGGCATCGGTCCTGGTGTAGTAAGGGATGGCGCTGCCAACCCCGTGCGCGTTGCTGGGCGGCCAGAACACGCGCCACGACCCCGGAGACCGACCGCTCAATCCGATCCGGCTCACACGCCGCACCTGGCCGCCAAGGGCTTCCGCAACCTCGTAGTCGAGATCGCGATCAGGCTTGCTTCGCCCCTCCACTCTCTCCGCCAGCGCGATAAGGGTGGTCATGTCAGCACCGCCCAGATCAGCCAGACGATGACGGCGAGCAGGGCCATGACGAGGTAGCCACCGGCCTCCAACATGCCGCCCGCTGCATCGGGGAACATACCGCCGTTGTTGGGTTGCATCCGAACGCCGAAAAGGCGCCAGGCCGTGAACAGCGCTACGGTGATCACGGCGGGGGCAATCCACCAGCCGAGCGAAAGTGCGATGTTCATGGCGTTTCTCCGGTAAGGCGGGCGACTTCTCGTTTGTGGTCCTCGCGCTCCCGCTGATCGCATTCCGCGATCCATGCGCGCTCTTCTGACGTCAGTTCAGCGAGTGGTTTGAGCCAAAGTTTTTGCGGGCTGCTGACATAATCGCCGTGGAAGACGTATTGCCCGTCCTCGGCATAGTGACCCGTCCACATGCCGGTGGAGCCAGTTTCGGCGACGGCGCAATCGTCGCCGCGCCTCACGCGCAATCCGCCGCCCTTCCACCAGCCAAGCTCTTTCAACCGCTGCTCGGCCTGAATGAGCGCCGAGAGGGCATCCTTAGCGGTCGGCATATCGGAGGCACGTTTTGCCGCAGCAGCGTCCACCCAATCGCGGATAGCCTGCGCCTCGTCCTTGGTCAGCGGCTGGTGGCTGCCGTCTGCCAGCGTCTTATGTCCGTAGTAGCCAGCCATCACCCGCGCTCCTTGTCCGCCTTCACGGCTGCGAGGCGTTCGTAGTGCTTCGGGTAGTTCAGTCGCACCCACTCCTCGGCCCCGCGCTTGAAGGCGACCTCAACGGCGCTGTCTAAGTCGGCCTCTAGTCCCTCGATCTTGTCGGCCTTCTGCTCGGCGTCCTCCGCCAGCCCCTTCACCTGCTGGGCGAGGGTGTCGCGCTCGGCTTCGGTTGCCTTGCGTTTGCGCCGCTCAAGCACGCTGGCCTGCCACCAGTCGGCCGTGATGCCGCCGCGCGGCGCTGGCTTCCATTCGGTTGGAACGTCGGCCAACGCTGCCTCGGTGCGCTCGAATAGCCCGCTATCGGAGTATTCAGAGCCGTTGTCGATCTCGATCCAGCCGCCGTCGCCGTCCTTCAAGCCGATCTCACCAACCGCAAGATGATGGTCGTGATGCTCGCGCAGGAGCTTCTTCACCCGCGCGACCTCGGCCTCTAGCTCTGTGAGGCGGGCGGCGGGGACATACGCGATCTTCTCGCGCTCCAATTGGCGCGCCGTGAAGAGCGACCTCGCTGTGTCGTCCGGCGTCCAGGTCCAGTCGTCGGGATGCTGACCATGGATGCGGTCGATCCAGATTTTTGCCGGCGTCGCCTTCTCCGCCGCCTCACGCAGCGCCTTTACGTCAGTCATGGATCAGTCCTCGCCCCAATAGCTCATGTCGGCGTCTGCGCACTCTTCAGGCCCATCTTCGCGCTGGTGAGGGTCGTCCCAGTATGTTGGGCCTGCTTGGTCGGCGTATTCGGCGATGCTCTCCCCGTCTGCGAAGGTCGGTCCGGCGATCGTCAGCATTCGGGCTTTGAAGCGGGCGCAGAAATCTTCCTTGGTGATGTCACTCATGGCCGACTCCTTTGGCGCGGGTGAGAAGGGCGCTGGCTCGATCAAACGTGCGCTTTTTCACCAGTTGGCCGTCATTGGACCACCTGCCATCAACGGTGAATTCAGCAGCGCACTCGGATACCAACGGCTCCAACCCCGCCACCACCTCATCCACCAGCGCGGAGAGGCGTGCGTTGTCGGCTTCGGCGGATCGGCGCGCTACGTCACATTTAACCCAGCCGGTCCATTGTCTCTCTCCCGATGCTTGCGCCTCACGCAGTTCGGCTTCCAGCGCGTCTATGCGGGCTAGAGCATCGCGAGCCAAGACGCGGTCGGCCGTCAAATACGCGGACACGCTGCCGTCCCGCAGCCTCTCCTTGAGGTCGGGCGAGGAGGGGGTCATCAGAAATCTCCGTCACCGATAAGCGCATGGCCACTCAAAGCCACAAGCTGCTGCTGCCCACGCTCGCGGCTGTCGTGAGGCGATCCGAGCATGAGATTGAACCCGCCAGACGCGGTGTAATATTGCGCGTCAGGGAAGGTCTTCTGGACATCGTGGAGTAGGGCGCGGATAGCCTTATCGACAGCCTTGAACCGGCGCCTGGCCTGCGGGCAGTGAAGCATCAGCAGGTCGTAGGCGTCGAACTCACCAGAGGCGATGAGGCGGAGACACTCAGCTTCGTTGAACTCGCCCATCACCCGCCCTCCTCGTTGGAGGGGGCTTGGAGGGTGGCGGGCTTCATGAACACCACCCAGTGAGATTTGGCCGTCTTGCCGCAGCGGTTGCCGAAAAGCGGCTTCTCGGGGGTGAGGCTCAAGACCTCCGAAACGCGCACCTCGTGCTCGTTCCACTTGAATATCAGCGTGCCATTCGGGCGAAGGACGCGGAAACACTCCCTAAATCCCCCCGCCAGGTCTTCCCGCCACGAATCGCCCAGACGCCCATACTTCTTTGCGAGCCAGCCGGTGCGGCCGTTCTGGACGAGGTGCGGCGGATCGAAGACCACGAGGTGGAACTGACCGTCAGCGAACGGCAACGCGCGGAAATCGAGTTCCGCGTCCGGCTCGATGATCAGTTCCCGCGTTCCGCCCGTGCTGGACTTATCGCGGAGAGAATGGCGCTCGCGGCGGATGTCGCCAAAGACCGCACGATCATCTGAGCGGTCGAACCAAAACATCCGGCTTCCGCAGCAAGGATCAAGGACCCCCGCCGTCTCGGCGCAGTGCTTGTCGGAGGTCAT